AAATGCGAGAGTAAACGCGAGACTCAGAGAGTTTACAAGTGCCGCTTCAAGTCGTTGAAAGTAAACACTTTTCCTGAGCGCCCCGGTCGCTTTGGTCGGTCAGAGATGTGTAAAACCGCATGCCCTAGCGGTGGGCTTTTTTATGGTTCAACGCCGAAAGAAACGAAAACGGCGCCGTGGGCGCCGTTGGAAAATTTCCGTTTTCGTTGGAAAGTTCGCATCAAGAACCGCAGCAGTGCGGGCAACTCATTGATACGAAACAGAATTTTGGGGTGGCTGATGGGACTCGAACCCACGACGACAGGAATCACAATCCGTGCACAATTTCCTTAGTTTTCAGTAGGTTGCAGAAAATCTTTGGAAGATCGACCACCCGCAAAGCCGCGCCCAGCCTAGGCCATTTTCCGCATCTTCCAAAGATTTAGCGGGTCCGGATGATGCGGATACACTGGATATCCATACAGTATTCATGTAACCATGCCCCGCCTGACCGCCGCCCCTCGCCCGCCTGCTCCGGCCGCCGGATACGAGCCCAGCCCGATCGATCCGAACTACGACCGTTACTACATCCTGGACGAGGCCGGGCAGCCCGTGCGAGTCTACGACCACGGCGAGCATGCGCGCTGGGAGAGCTTCGAGGGCAAGGCCTGGCAGATCAAGGACATCCTGCCGGAGTACGCCGTCGACGTCTGGACCTACTTCTCCGGCTGGGGCAGCCTGAAGAACGACGAGCCGCCGGTCTTCCGCACCACGATCAGTGGAGGCATGACCAGGTGCTACAACTCGCTGACGTGGGAAGAGGCCGAGGACAAGCACCGGCGGGTGATCGAGAAGGTTAGGCGGACGCTTCCAAATCGGCGCTCGGCATGAATTGGCGACGGCACCCAGAGGTCGTTCTGAAGCTAGTAGATGGGTTTCGCTGGTTCGACCGGAAAATCTGACCCGCACCCGGTACAGCGATATTTTCCGCTGATGGTTCGGGTGTCCTGAAGGATGTGAAGCTTCTTACTACCGAAGCAACTTGGACAAGCATAGTGCTCCGGATCCCCCATGAATCGATAGACAACGGCCGAGCCCGATGTGCGAACCAGTTCGTAACGATCGGCCGTCTCCTTCCACGAATCGGCATCTCTAAGCTGGTCCTGCAGAGCGCGATTCTTTTCCTGCAGTTGGAACATCTCCTCGCGCATGGAGAACAAGAGGTCCTGGACACTCCCCAACTTGGCCTGCGCCTCGTAGACCTTTTCCTTCACCGCCGCATCCACCTTCGCATCCACGACCAGCCCGAAAATCTCCTTGGCCGACTTGATGCCCTGCCAAGCAGTAGAAATTGACGCCAAATCCATTTAGACCTCCCTAGGCCTGTCGATCTTTGTGGATTCTACGACGTCCGTTAAATCCGATCATTGCGGTGCCTGGCGCTTGAGGAAGTACGGGTACTATGAGCCACCCTCCAGCGGAGACGCCTCTATGTGCGTGAACTATGCCCCCGTCCAGCGCCAAGTCCTGCGCGATGTGTTCGGCGTCGCCCCCCCTACTGGCGAGTGGAAGGCCGAGGCATGGCCGGATTACGCTGCCCCGATCATTCGAGCCGCCGAAGATGGCGCACGTGAGGCAGTGCTCGGCACATTCAGCATGGTGCCCAAGCCAAAGATCCCGCCAGGAGTCCGGTACTACCCAACCGCTAACGCGCGGATGGAAACAATCGGCAAGCTCAGTTCGTTCGCTAAGCATTGGAAGGCCGGGCAGCTCTGCCTGATTCCAGCCACTGCGTTTTACGAGCCAAACTGGGAGACGGGCAAAGCCGTGCGATGGAAGATTGGCTTGCAGGGCGGCGAACCATTTGCGATTGCGGGCCTGTGGCGCACCTGGCCAGACGACGCGGTGTCGTTCACGATGCCGACACTCAACGCCGACCATCACCCGCTGATGCAGCGATTCCACAAGCCTGGAGATGAGAAGCGCGGTGTCGTCATCCTGCCGCGTGAAGAATGGGACAACTGGCTGGGATGCCGAGATCCTGAATTGGCGCGCAGCTTTATTCGGCTCATGCCGGCAGAAGCCATGCTGGCCGAGCCAGCACCAAGAACAAAGGACTAGGGGCGGACATGCTGGCAAACTTGGATGAGTCCGATATCGCGGTCTTCAGGGAAAGAATGGGCCTTTGGGTTAGCCCGTCGCATGCCGCACTCGCCGGCACCCCGGAGGTAGACGAAATCTCGAAACTGCATGGGTTGGCAGCAATCGACGCAGAACTTTTCCTCGAAGAGGCGCGTGGCCAGAGTGGGAAGGATCCGTACGCCAATGACCCAGTTCATTTAAATCGCCTGCTGACTCTGTCCGAACTCTGGGTTCTAGGTTCGTATGAATTCGTCCGCCGCTGGGCGGATGCGCTGCGCGCGCGGGAGGGAGAAAAGCTAAAGTCGGAGTACCGGATTGCAGTTGTCAGCCTGCGAACTCAGTTTGAACGCGTGCGTATCCCGCTTGCCAAAGCGAAGCCCGCAAAGCATGCGGCCCAGGCTGGAGACTTTGGCTACACATTGAGAGCAATCTACCCGGACAAATCGGTTGGGTGGGCAATTGCTGAAGACTCGTTCGTGAGTCGCCGCGAACTCGGGGATCGATTCATCGAATGCTTGCGGCAGTTATCTACGAAATCCAAGGATCCGCAGCCACGATCGTGACGGTAGGCACACGTACGATATAACCGAGAGCCCGGGGTAATCGAGCTAGATCATTCTCGGATCAGCCGGGCCCGGCACGACGCATAGGCGGCATTCAGCGTTTCGATATCACCTATGGCGCCTGCAAGGCGTCGAGAATTCTCTGGCGCCAGTAACCCGTAGGCCGGGCCGGTGTCTTCTGTACCAGCTCCGGCGGCGGCGGCTCCGTCACTTGGGGCGCTTCCACCACCGCCCCCACCTGCGGCAACGAGTCGCACGCGCACAGGGCGGTTGCGCAGCTCGTTACCAAGGCGAGCAATTTCAGCTTCTGCTTCAGCATCTTTTTTCTCCTGAGCGGCAGCGGACTTTTCGAGCGCAGCCTGCTTTGAGTCCCGCTCCGCGGTCAGCTTGGCCAGCTTCTTGCCGGCCTCTTCGTTTTGCCGCTTCACCTGGGCCTGCAGCGCGGCGAGGGCTTTGTCGGCGTCGCGGTACAGGTGCCGGTATGTCAGCGTGCAGGCGGCCAGCACGAGAAGTGCCACCAGCACAGCCACGTTCCACGAACTGGAAAGCCAGTCCTTCATGCCCCACCCCCTTGCGCCGCGATGCACTTGGCGTGCCGTTCCTGTTGTCGGGTCCAAACGCCCTTGCAGCCTTGCGGCCCCCAGTTCACTGGCAGCGAGCAGTCACGGCCGTCCTGCCTACGCCACTTCAGAAGGTCGTCGCAGGCTTGCCAGTAGTTGCCCGCCAGCAGGTCGCGGCGCATAGAGCTGGTGCGCCAGTTGCCGATACCGAACTGCCCGACGAAGTTCAGATAGATGTCGTATTCCTCCTGGAAGAGATTCACGCCCGGGAGCGAGGCCCGGAACTGTTGCTCATCCTTCGACATCAGATTGCGCGCGATCTGTTCGGCGCGCTGCTTGGTGATCGGCGGATCCGTGAGTTTGACGGGCTGGCCGTCCTCGTAGCGAGTGGAACCATACCCAATGGTCGGCACGTCGCCCTTGGTTGGGATCATTGGCGCGGGGGCGAACCCTTCCGAGTTCATCCAGGTGCCAAGCCCGGCAACGCTCACCGACAGAGCGGCAGCAACGATGCGCTTACGGATGCTGTCCGACATCGCATTGCCCCTTGATTGCCGCGATACGTGCTGCGCTCTCCGCGGCCTCTCGCCGATCGCGGCGAATCTGGAAATAGATGTTGGCGACCAGGCCGAGCACGGCAACCAGCACACCGATCAGGCCCAACCAGTTGATTTGTGCCAGCCAGCCCGCAGCACCTGTCAGTGCTCCAGCCACCGTGGTCTTGTTCGCCATCGAGGCGCCAACCACTTCAATCGCAAGATCGGCTCTATCCGACATAGCTCCCCGTTCCGTCCAAAGTTGGGGGCTGGTGCGCCCCCGTCGATGGAACCGAAGTCTTGGCCATCCACTATGGACGGCCAAGCCTTACAGGGGTGGCGCTACAGATCGGCGCGCGCCCGCGCCACGTCCTCCCGCATCTGTTGGCGCATCGCCTTTGGCGCCGTGTCGGCAATGCGTTGATCCTTCGGCTTGGCCATCTCACGCACACGGCGAAGGACGTCTGGCATGCGCACCACCATCTGCTGATCCGGGTTCTTCGCGTTCCAGTCCGCAACGGCGTCGCGCGCCTGCTGCACCTTCGCCTGGTCCTTCTCGAAAATGCCTTGAGCCCACATGGAGCGGATCTCTTGTGCGCGCAGGTTGTAGAAGGCCTTGGCCTGCTGGTTCAGGCCATTGGCCTCCTGGATGGTGGCCACGCTGGAAGGCTGGAACCCGACCGCTTTCAACGCGGCCTCCATGGTGTTGGTGTCGAGCACCTTGTAGCCCTTCGCGTCGCGGTACATGCCCGTTGCCGCCATGTCCGCACCCTTGGCCAGGTTGCGCACCGCGGTCGGCGCCGTTTCGAGCAGCCCGCCGGCGATATCGCCGCCAGCCACCTTGCGGGCACCGGACACGATGCGCGTCGCGAAGTCGCCGGCCGGGCCGACGATCTCCAGCACGTCACGAGTGTGGTTGTTGCTCTCCGTCAGCAGGCCGGTGCCAGGGATCAGGTTACCCATGCCCAGGCGGCCGGACACGTCCAGCGGCATACCCGGCAGTCCGGTGATGCCCTTGTCGATGAAGGATGCGATGTCGCGGCCGAACACGCTCTCCAGGAACTCCTGCTTTGCCCTCTTCGCCGAGAAGTTGTAGCCGGCAATCTGTGCCATGGCGTCGACCACGTCGTCCACGTCCTCTGCGAACGGCAGGCCGCCGGCGCCACCAAGCAGCATCAGCGTCGCCAGCATCAGCAGCGCGGCCTTGCGACCGTCCTTGCGTTCCTGCGACCCTTCTTCGCCCTGACTCCAGAGACGGCTCATCAGCTCGAGGTAGGCGATCGAGTACGTCTTGAACGTCAGCAGCGTGCCACCGACCGCGCCGCGGCCCCACTGCATCTTGGATGCCTTCGAGTAGACGAATTGGGTCTCCGTGACAGCGCGGCGCGCGAAAGTTGCCGGGTCCGCCATGCCGCGGTCCTTCGCCATGCGGTAGGCCGCAATAAACGTCACGCGACGGTTCACCTGCTCAGCGGCACCGAACAGCTTTCCCCAGGCAACGGACAGTCGCGCCAGCGAGTTGGCGCCCAGTGCTCGAGCATCCCCTACCCGGGTGCCGTCGCCAGCGCGCAGCGAACCGCTGCCGCGCGCTTGCGCCATGAGCTGGTGGACTTCCTGCGGGCTGACGGTACCGTCTTCCTCGGCGTCGTGCAGCGCGCGCGCCAGATCAGCCTCGTACTTGAACCCCTTCGTGGCCATCTGTCGGGCTGCCCGGCCAAGCTCGGTAGCCGCCTTGCGAGCGCCGCCGAACTGGCTGAGCCACGGGAAGGTAACCGCTGCCGGCTGGGTCATGTTGACCAGCGCCGATGCCACCGAGCCGCCAAGATACTGAGCGAACAGCAGGCCGCGGACTGCTTGTGCTTCCTCCTGCGGGTTCTTGATGTAGTCGGCCAGCCGCACCGCGGCGTCCTTCAGTTCTCCCTGCTCTTTCGGAATTGCGTCGACGGCCTCAGACAGGTCACCCATGTGCAGGCCGGCCGCGGTCTGGCGGCTGTTGCTGTAGATGAAGGACGCCAGTACGCGGCCCACGTCCTCGCTGTAGCCAGCAATGCCCTTGCGGTGGATCAGCCGGCGCATGGCGCTGCGGTTGGTCTTCGTCAGGCGCAGGTATTCCTGGAAGGCCTGGTCGCGCTCGCTATCGCCCTGGGAATCGAACCCCAGCGCGTTCCCAAATAGCTCCAGCGTCTCCGGCGTGATGCCGGCGAACAGCTTATAGCTTTCCTCGGACAGCGTGCCCTGGTTGACGGCAGCATCGGGGAAGGCGCTGCGCATCTGTTCGGCCATCTGGTTTGCCTCGCGCCGCGTTTCGAACAGACCGAAGTACTGGCGCTCGCCGCCCTCTTCCACCACGTCAACCGTGTACTTGCCGAAGCGGGACAGCGGTGCATAGCCCTCAGCCTGCAGTTGGGTCACCTTCTCAGCCCGATCCATTACCCCGTGTGCCAGTTCCATCAGGTGGGTGGCTCTGTCGGGCCAGGCGTCTGCCATCTCGGCCAGATGATCACGCAGGATCATGGCGGTCGCGCGGACGTCAGTCGCATCCATTACTCGGTCGCGCAACTCCTTCACGTCATCCCCGGCGTAGCGCAGCATGTCTGCTCGCGCCATGGTGTCAAGGCTGCGATCGGTCGCGGCGCGGAACTCGTGGTACAGCGCCACCTGCGCGTCGCTCAGATTGAAGAGGCCGCGCAACTCGGCATCGGTCCACACAACGCCAGGCTTTAGTAGCTGCGATTCGAAGCGGCTGTCGATCAGCTTCGCGAACTGGTCGTCCGAATGACCGCGCCAGGCGTGCAGCATGCCCTCAGGAATCTTGCCTTGCTCGAGCAGCATGGCGACTTTGTCTTCTGTGCTGAGGCGCGCGGCGGCCTCTGCCAGGTCGGCGACGCGTGCAGGCTTGCCAGCCGAGTCGCGCGCCCACAGCAAGGTTCCTTCGAAAATCGGCTTGGCCACGGCCTTGTTATCCGAGGCGCTGACCGGCGCCTTGGCAATATCGCGCCATGTATCCAGCTTCGGCAGCAGTTTCGGCGCCATTTCGGCGGCGTCGTTCGCGTAGTGCGAAACATCGTCAATGAAGCCCTGCGCCGATTCGAACACCGGCCGGAAGGCGGGCGAGCGCTGTGCCAGGTTGTACATCGTGCCGATGGTCTTGTGCCACCAGGACAGACCGCCCGGGGCGCTGAAGGTCTTGTTCAGCTCCTGAGTTGCCCGGCCAGCCATGTCGCGCAGGCCGGCACGGCTGAACTGCGGCCCCGTGTCGGGTTCGTCACCCAACCTTGCATTCAGCAGCCGGTGGAGTACACTGGCTACGTCTCCTGAATTGGACGAGCCGGAAGGCTGCTCTACCCCTGAGGTATCAGCACCGGATACTCGACTCTTCAGGAGATATTCTTTTGTGGCTACGGAATGCAGATACATGCGCTGCATGTTCGAGTCACGCCGCACCAGGACGGTCACAATGTCGTCCTTCCCGTCGATCACCACCGGTGCCGACACGTAGAAGCTCTCCCCCTTGTGGTACTGCGCCTGATGCACCAGCGCGCCGCGTTCCAGCACGTCCTTGACTGCGGAGAACGCCGCGAACTTGTACGGGCTCGCCTTGCCGTGTGCCATGGAGTCGCGCACGGCGCGCCCGTCCAGCAGCACCTCACCCAGATCCGGATTCAGCGCTTGGCCACCCTGCTCCTTGAACAGATTTGTGGCCCACTCACGCACTGCGGCAAAGCCGATCGGCGCTTCTTTCCCGGTCAGGACCGCCACCGGCGAACCCTGCAGCACTCGCGCCTTACGGGCATCGTCTTGGCTCAGCGATACGCCCTTGCCGCGCACGTCGCCACGAGCTGCGCGCTCCATACCGGCCATCGCATACCCGACCAGATCGTCCACACTGATCGGGCCAAGGCCTACGCCATTGCGCAGCATCCACTGGCGAACGGTAGCTAGGAAACTCCGCAGGAAATCACCAACGCGCTGGCCAACGGTCTGGTCAACCCACGCCAGAAAGCGGTTGTCTGCGAAGGTAAAACCTTGGCTGCGCCCCTCAATAAGAGCCTGCTCCACAATGTAGGCTGCTGCTTCGCGGCGATTCCCTTCCTCGCCGGCGGCGGCCATCCGGCCCGCCGCGCGATCAAGGAACTCACGCAAGGACCGATCTCGCACACTGGCACGCTTGCGCAGCATTTCGGCAGCATGCTGATCCAGCTTCTGGCGCTGCTGGCCATGCGTCATTTCATGCAGCAGGACCGCCGGCGCTGTGATCGGGTCAAGGTTCGGCCCAATGAGGAACGTCAAACCGGACTTGGCATCGTAGAAGCCGTTGATCAGGCCATCATCCTCGAACAGTCGGATTGCACTGGATAGCGCGGTGCCCGTCTTGGTGGCGTAGGCATGTGCGATCTGCAGCGGATCGTTGTTGTCGATCATCACGACACCGCCGCGCATACCGCGCCGGCCGCGCTCCAGCATAATGCGCACCGCCTTGCCGAGCTTCGGAAACTGCAAATCGAAGGCGCGTACCAATTTCTGCGCATTCATCATCGGCTGGCCGGTGATGTTCTGTGGCAGTTCGCCGTCGACAATTTCGCGGCCATTGAACGTCACCAGCACCCGGCTGCTACGAACGTCCGCCGATTCCTCTGGGGAGACTTCGAGCCGCTGGCGAGGCGTCATGTGCATGCGCGCCTGCGTGTTTCGGGCCTCGACCTCACCGGCCAGGCGCCGGTACGTCACCGCCCCCGTCTTGTCGAAGTCGCTGGTAAAGCGGTCAGCGGAACCACCCTTGGCGAAGCCTTCTGTGTTCTGGATCTCGTGTTGCAGCTCGTGCACGAGCGTGGACGCCAGCGCTTCGCGGGCCATGTTCGGCTGAACTTCCACCACTGGGCCGGTGGCCAGATGGCGCAAACGCGCATCGGCCGTTGCGTTTGCCGGCATCATGGCGATTGGGATGCGAGCCAAACGAGGGTACGCGGCAAACAGGCGCGGATGGACGAGTACGTCGGAAATCAACGGGCGGCTCCGGCCATCGTTCAGCGCGTTGAGGCGAGCCATATCCACGACCGAGCGAGCCGTACTGCCCGGCACGGCGATGCTGGCCAGGTGGTCGCTGATCTCGAAGCGCCATTTTCCATCCGCGCCCAAGTGCCAACCGGTCTCCCGGCGCACCGTCTCTGCGGCCTCTCCGGCCATCAGCCGCTGCTGCGCCGAGACCAGCGCATGCATGTCAGCGCCGCGGGCCTTACGGCCGGCAAACGAGAATTGGACAGCCGGCTCACCCGCCTCCGTCGGAGCGGTGGTCTCCGGCGAGGCTTCATCGACGGCAGGCTTGTCGATCACCACCATGCGCGCGCTCACGCCGGTGTTGACCGGCAGTGCGGGGTCCATGAACGATCCTTCCGGCAGCTTCTCGCTGGTGGCACCCAGGTCATCCAGCCACGTGCGGAAGTTGTCCGCTGCGTTGTTGCTCTGGAAGAACGCCCCTTCGCCCATGATCGCCACCAGGCGGCCACCCGGGCGCAGAAGCTCATAGGCGTGCATGACGTGCTGGATGTCCCGGCCTTTGCTGAACGGCGGGTTCATGATGATGCGGTCGTAGCCGCTCCAGGAACCGCGCTGCCGGATCCCGGTCAGCTCGTCGCGAGCGAACCATCCAAGCATCCGGCCTTCGCTGCCGTCATCGTTGACAGCATGCAGGCTGGCGCGCCCGCTCCATGCTGGCCCGCCGTGCATGATGCCCACGGTACCATCGGGTGCGCGGAAGACATCGCCGTAGGTGAAGAACTTGCGAGGCTCCATGGCCATGAAGTCATTGCCTGCGAGGTGGTAGCCCTTTGCCTCCAGCAGCTCGCGACGTTCACCAGACAGCTCCACCACATCCGGCTCGGCGCCGGACTTCTCGCGGATCGCGTCTGCGATATGCCCCATGCCTGCTGACGGCTCCAGCACCGACATTCCGGATTCGATTTCGGCCGCGTCCAGCATGGTGTCCACAACGGCGTCGCTGGTTGGGAAGAAATCCAGGCCATCGGCACGGCGGCCGATCATGGCTCGCTCCATCTCCTTGATCTTGTCGGGGGTGGCAATTGCTTCCTGGATGCCAGCGAATTCGCGCAGTGCAGACCGATACTCGCTGCCGGTGAAAATGCCCATGCCCTCCAGGCGCTTGCGCTTGTCGTGCGCACTTTCCAGTGCCCACGGCACGGTGATCTTGCTGCCGCTCCGGCGGCTCAGCGCCTGCACCAGCTCGCTTCCGAAGTCGCCGGACAGAGTGATGCGCTTGTCGCCGTCGCCGGTCCACAGCCCCTGCTGCATGGCCTCGCTTGGCGCCATGATGATGCGGTTCTGCCCGCGCTTGATCGGGAGCACGATCGCCTTACCGGTAAGGCCGGAACGGCGAATCGCGCGCTCAGCATCCTCACGGCCCTTGAAATCGGCGAGCTGATCGCCACGAGTGAAACGGCTGACAGAAAGCAGATTCTGCTTTGCCCAATCGGTGTACGCCTCGGTCACGTCGTCTGCGACCTTCTCCAGGCGAGCGCCCAGCTTCTTCAGGCCGTCGGCGTCCACCATCTGCCGGGCGAGACTCGCCAAATCGGAACGCATTGCCGTATAGCTCGGGAAGTTGGCGTAGTCCACGGTTTCCGCGTCCATCGGCTCGCCGCGGTGCCTCTCCTGCTCGCCATAGCTGGGGTACTTCGCACGAATCTGCGCGTCCTTGGCGTTGCGCTGCTCTCGGCTCAGAAATTCCACCTGCACCTTTTGCCGCACTGCGTCCAGGAACTTGGCCTTGCCGCTCTCGATGGCGCTGGCCAAGTTGTTCATGGTGCCGGCCAGCGCCTTGTCGGCGCGCGCGGCGCCTTCCGCCGAGCTGGCCATGCGGGCGCGGCGTGCAGTGTTGGTCTTGCGATCGCGGTTCAGCGACTCGTCGGCGCGCTCGTCCAGTGCGTCCGCCATGGTGCGCAGGCGCTCCACTGCCGACTGGCTGCGGTCGTCATCGAACGCGTCGCGGCGGGCTTCCACCACGGCCTGTGCTTCGGCGGTATCGCCGGCTACCAGCTTGCGGAACGCCTCAGCCGTCTCACGGGTACGGAACTGGAAGCCAGGAACCGCGCCGTTGCCGCGATAGCTGCTGTAGCTACCGCCCAGCCGCTTCGCCGAGCTGTTGAGGGTGTCGTAGTCCTCTCGGCTCACGCGCTCAGCCAGTTGCAGCACGTACAGGTCGTGGCCGTGCTTCGTGTGCTTCGTCTCGATGATGTCGCCGGCTGTGGTCTGCCCGGCGCTCGCCACGCGGGTCTTTGCCTGGGTCTTTGCCTGCTCGCGCTGGGCCTTGGTGCTTTCCGCCTCCAGCTCGTCGTAGCGGATGCGCTGATCCGGAGTCAGGCGCATGAACGCCTGCTGCCGGGTCTCGCCGTGGGCTTCCATGTTGTAGCTGACGGCCTGACGGAAGTCGGCAAGGGTCTGCGGATTGCTGACCGCCTTCTGCTGCGCATCGCGGCGCGCCTGCACGTCCTTGCGCGCCTCGGCGATCTCGGCTGCGTGTGCTTTGATGTCGTCCGTGGTGGTGTTGGCGACCAGATCGCGCAGTGCGGACGCCTTGGCTTGGCGGTGCGCCTCCAGCCCTGCGGCGGACATCATGTAGCTGCTCGGGCCGTAGCTGCGGCCCAGCGCGTACTCGTCCAGGATGCGGCTGGCCAAGGCCTCCACGATCGCGCCCTTCTTCTCGTCGCGGAAACGTTGGTAGAAGCTGAACCCGCCAGATTGCAGCAGGTCGCCCTTCTTCATGGTGGCCAATTCGGCGGCGATCGCCTCGCCACTGGCCTCGGCCAGATGAAATGCCGCCTTGAACTCATCGGCCGTCGCGTCGCCAGCACGAACGCGCTTCATGAAGTCGACATGCGCATCCAGGCTCGGGGTTTTCGAACCGGCTGCCGGCGCCGCAGTGGCCACCTGCGGTGCTGCCGGCGAAGCCTGAGCTTGCGCGGCATCCTCGGCGCGCACGGCGTCCACCAGCTCACGCACCCGACGCTTCGATTCCGGCACGCTCATGCCGCGATCGCGGAACAGCGCCGCGAGGTCGAACTTGTCGTCGGTCAGCGTGCTGCCGTCCGTCGGAACCAGCTTGACGCTGGTCGGGTAGCCATCACGACCAAGGTTCACGCCGGCAAGGTTGGCGGTCTTGGTGATGGCCACCGGGTCGCCACCCTTCGTCCACGACAGGATCTTCCGCATCAGACTGCGGTTGCCATCCTCCTTCCGCTGGGCCTTGTCGGCGCGCGCCAATTCGGCCGCTCGCTGGTCAGCGGCCTTCTCGTCATCAGTGCGTGCGTCGAGCGCTGCCTGACGCACGCGATCGGCGTTCGCCTTCTGCCAGGTGGTGAAGGTGTCAATGGCCCGGTCATACGCGCTGTTGCGATTGACCGCCTGCTTGCTGTTCAGACCGGAGCGGCCGGCGACATAGCCGCTGTAGGTTCCGGCGCGCACGCCCATCAGGCGGCGGTACTGCGCCAGGTAGTCGTCACGCAGTGCGGCAGCGGCCTGCTCGACGGCGGCCTTCTGTGCGTCGCTATGTGCGATGGCCATGCCGGAATCGCGGGCCGCGTCCTGGTAGGCCTGAAATTCCTCAGCATCAGCCTTGGCGCGCTGGTCGCCGCTATGGGAAATGCCCGAATAGCTGCTGGCCGCCTCCTTCATAGGGAATTCGGCCGCGCTTTCCCCTTCCGGCATTTCGACACGCCCCATGGGGCCGGCTTCGTGGGCGGCAGCATCGATGTGCTCCGAAGCGGCGGCTTGCGGCACAGTCCCAGCCGCGACCGGATCGCTCGTCTCAACGGTCGAACTGGGGAACTCGTGCGCCATGCTCACCAGGTCGCGGATGGGCGCGTCCAGACGGATGGCCCTCACGTCTTCGCCCTTCTCGCGCGCGGCCATCCACTGATGGTGTCCGTCGAGGACGTGACCATCGCGGGAAATTAAAATCGAGCGATCACCGCCAGTGCGCTCCTTGGCCTTGGCCACCTTGTCGCGCGAGAATTCCGCTTGAGTCGGCTTGAGACTCGCTGCCGGCACCGTCTCTTCCTGGTGCTGCACGCCTCTGGCGTTCATGAAATTCACCATGGCGCCGCGGTGCTCTGCTCGGATCTGGGGCATTTCTGCGCGGGGGATTCCGATGGTTCCCGAATCCTTGTGGAACTCGGCCCAGCCCTCCCCGAGGTTCTTCCCTTCGATGTTTGCCGTGGTCAGTGGCACGCTCTTTGGCGTCTTGACCTGCTTCTGCGCGACCCTCCCCTCGCGCACCTTAGCGATGGCATCTTTCAGATTGGTCGGCTGTGATTCGTCCGCGGGAGCAACTGCGGGCGTGGCCGCGGCAGGTGTTGATTGCGGTTGCGCCGCAGCGGTTTCAACTTGCGGCGCTGCTTGCGGTTGCTGCTGGGGTTCGCCCGCATGTGCTGCCTCCGGTTTCGGCGCGTTTGGCGTTGCGTTGATGTCTGCCGCGGGCGCAGCCGAAGCCTGCCGGGCGTCTTCCGGCGTGGTGGTCGGCGCCTGTCGCGCGGCGGCCGGCGGCTGGGTCTGCTGCGGCTGGAGCTTTGCCAGTTCGGCCTGCACGCGGTCGCGCTCTGCGATCAGGCGCATGTCCCAGCCATTAGCGCGCGCAGTCTGTTGGATGAAGTGCAGGCGGCCCTGCAACTCGGTGGCCGGATCGTTGGCCAGCAGGCTGCCTTGTGCCCCAGTGATCTCGCCTGTTTCGGGATCTACCTGCTTGCCATTCGCGGGCTTGCCCTGTTGCTGGCCAGCGTCCGCAGCCTGCTGAAGCGCGGCCTGCTGCGCCATGTGCTGGCTCGCCCCGTTGTCGACGGCAAGCGCCGCCGCAGTGGACATCGGCCCGGCCGCGGGGTTCAGGCCCATCTGCTCGGATGCCGACGGCGCGCCCTCGATCGGCGTCACGTCGAGAATATCGCCGCGGCGGATGCGGTCCAAACGATCGGCTCGGGCTTGCGCCGCGGCCTGGGTGGCATTGTTGAGATCGGCCGTCGTGCGCACTACGCCGTCGGCGCCCGCCTGGTAGACGGGTGCCGGCAGTTGCGGCGGCGGTTGTTCGGCAATCGTCGGCTCCGCCGGCGTCGCAGTCACGTCGGTGAATTCGCCACGGCGTGTCCGGTCGAGCGCGGTGTTTCGGTCATCCGTGGTCCGCACGACGCCGTCGGCCCCCACGTCATAGACAGGCGCCGGCAGCAAAGCAACCGGGCGCTGCTGCTCGTTCTGCGTGGGTGCCACGGCCGGCGCAGATTTCGCATCGGGGGCGCTGCCATGAATCGGCCCGGCGAGGCCGCCCATCAGGCCACCGGACAGCACGCCCATTACTGCCTGATCGCTGAGGCCTTCAGTCCATGGCTTGTCCAGCGCCAAGTTCTGCATGACCTGCTCGGACAGCGACTGCGGCAGCTCTTCAAGGAAGCCCTCGGAGATCGCGCCCTCGAGAGCCTTCCGCGGCAGGCTCTTCGAAGCCGTGCGCGCGGTCGCCGCAACTGCTGTCGGGCCGCCGGTGGCCAGTATGGTGTCGATATCGCCGATGCCCAGGCGCTGCGCCACCTTCCCGGCCACCGCGCCAAACAGCGCCGTGCCCGCACCGGATGCGGCCGCGAGACCGGCTTGCTTGCCCGTCAGCAGACCATCGTCGGTCTCCTGGCGGATCTGCTCTGCAGCGGAGCCCGCACCTGCGATGCCTTCTCCGATCGCGCCAGCCACCGCTCCGCCGATGCGCGGAACCATGGTCACCGCGCGGCCGGCGACACCACCCGCTCCCATGAGCGGCAGCGACTGCCCGACCGTGTTGGTGATGAGCGAAGGATTCGAAAGCGCGACCTTTGCCTTGTCGATCACTCCATCCGCATTCTGGAAGTCTTGCTGCTGTTGCTTGGAGGCGTCCGTCATCAGCGAGCCGAGGTATTCCCGGGCCTGCTTGGGCCGGAATCCAATGGCGCCGTCCTGGTTCTCCAGGAACTTGCCGACCTGGCCGCCGGCGGCGATATCGGCGAGACCGACCACCGCTTCGGGAACGCCAATAACGCCCTGAGCAACGGACAAGCCGAAGTCGCGAGCGTGGCCCAGCACGCCCTTTTCCTCTGGCTTGGTGGTGCCGCCGAATTCCTCCCAGGGCTTCGGTGCGGCGCTACCGGACGGCTGCTGAGCGAAGTCTTCCCACGGCTTTTGATCGGACATTAAACCTTCTCCCAATTCTTCTGATCGGCGGGATTACCGCCCTTGAACTTGTAGCCAGCGCGCACGCTGCCAATCTGAGGGGCGCTCGGCGTGGCCGAAGCGGTCGACTGGTCCATGAACTGGCCGGTCTGATTGTTGAGAACCCGCGAAGGACGCGTGACCACCGACATGGCTTGCGGTTCGTATTCCTGGCCACCGGGCACAACGGTGAAACGATTTGGGGCTTCTTTGCCGGTCAGCACGCGGATCTGCTCCGCAATGGCGCCGCGCTCTTCTGGCTTCGCTGCGTCGTACTGTTGGTACAGCTTCTCAATCCGCTGAGCACTGCGGGTCTGGAAGCCGCGCGCTTCGACATCGGCGGCGGTGCGTTGCTGATCCAGCGCGTTGCTGGCGGCAAAGCGTGCGTTCTGGCCAATCTCCTGCACAGCGGCGCGCTGGTTGGCGCCCTGCTGTTGCATTTCCTCGCGCGCGATGCCCGAGGCGTTTTGCTCGCGGGCAAGCGCCGTCCTGTCGTCGTTCTCCTGCAGACCGGCCAGCACCCGCAGTTGGCTTGCGGTGAGCTGACCATTCGGGGAGCCGCGATAGGGAGTCGATGCGGCGGCCAGCGCCCTATTGCGCGCCTCGTCATTGCGACCAACATCGATGTACGCGGGGACACCGTCCGGAGCAAAGCCGACGGACGGGCCGGTGGCACTCGCGGTCATTGCCGGAACGGTGCTGACCGTCCCGCCGCCTCCCTTGAATCCGAGGTTTTCGCCAGTCGCTCCGGCTACGGTGTTCGCGTCGTTGGTGAACGAGTAGGTGCCATTTGCCTCGCGCTTTCCGACGACACCAGCGATACCGGTGGGAGAGAACCCGTTTCCGGTCTGCGCTGGTGCCGTCGCCGGCGTTGGCGCGCTTGGCGAAGCGTTGGCAGGCTGGGCTGTCACCGGCGCCGTCGTGCCGGCGCGCGCCGCCGATGGCGCTACGCGGGCTGGGGCTGCCTTGGGCGCAGGTGCCTGCGCCGCGGCGGACTGCTGGTCAAAGCCGAGCAGCCCGCCGGCGAAGTTCATCAGCGGCCGACCGGCCACGTTGTACAGGTCGTCGCTGGCATCAGCGAGCGCCGCCGGCACCGCGGCCGCCGTGCCGCGAGCCAGCGTGCCCAAGCCGCGCGCGTATTCTCCGTTGCCCCATTGGCTGGCCACGTCATCGCCGGTTCCGCGCAGCACCGAATCCGTGCGCCAGCCGGATCCTTCGGTCCGCATCTGCGGAACGAAGCCGACAGACGATTGCGGGGCGGCGGCCTGCGGCGTTGGCGAAGGCGTGGCGGGAGCACCGCGGGTGGCCGCCTGCGGTGCGCCGGCGGCTGGAGTCGCAAGCGACGCGCGGGGGTCCGTCGGGTAAGTCGTGACCGGCTGCGACAGCGCGGCGGCTACCGTCGGATTGACGGCAGGTGCGGCGGGCACGCCAGTGAGACCGCGCAGCTTCTTCGGGTCTTCGACCACGCCGCCGTCGGCGAAGAACAGTTCAGACTTGCCGCCCGTCTGCGGCTGCTGCGGATTGAAGCCAAGTCCCGCAGCGCCTGCCGGCGTATGGGTGGCCCCCTTCATGGCGTCGAGCGCCTGGACGCCGATGGCATGCACCTGCTCGGGCGGCAGGACGTTCTCCCCATTGCTGAGATTCACGTCAACCGGAGCGCCCTTGCCCATCGTGGCCAGCTTGCCATTACCGATCTGCCCGGTGGAGTCGGCGGGCATGACATAGCTGCCGTTGGGGACCGTGGCCAGTACATCATCAGACGTACCCGTGCCTGGCCCCTGGACCTCGCCGCCGCCGGCATAGTTCTGCGCCTTGGGCGGTTTGGCGCCCTTCTTGAATCCATGCATGGGATACCCCTGAGAGAATTTCGCCAGTTACCCGGTGATCTTCTGTGCCCTACATCCGGGGGGCCAGCCCTACAGGGGTAGCGCGATATCATCTTCCGCTGGAGAAAGGGGAATGAAGAGCGAGCCAGCGCGCGAGATTAGTTATGTCGGCGGCCGTTACAATAACGATGCGAATTCAACACAAATGGAAGTCGGGGCCACGGCAGAGCATGCGCTAACTGTTTGCCTCCAAATCAAACCGTCAATACTTCGGTCGCGTAGCATGCGAGCACCGCCGCGTGACCGCGCCTAACGTCATAGATGTTATGAATCCGAGAATAGAAAAAGGGCCAACCGGGCGAATCAAGAAGCTGCGACGTGTGCTCGCAGGACTGACTCGAACCGATGTTTTGACAGCGCTGGAGAGTTTTTCCGCCGAAGCTGCTGCATCGCATGGATACGCCGAGTCCACAGACTACGACCTCGTTCACGAAGGGCTCAGATTTCCGCCAAAAGCGGTGCTAGGACTTGCGGCATCGCGGTCAATTGGTCGTCCGTTGAGCTCCGACGAATTTTCTGGCGGCGAGAGATCTCCTTGTTTTGCTATTCTTAACTCTCTAGGCTTTGAGATCTCCCAGAAGACACCCGGCGACTCGCTCCTACTTGCACCGCAAGTTCTAGAGCGATTCCAGACCTATAACAGAGAGGAAATTGCCGCGATTTTCGAACCTGGCGAAAAATTTGTCCGCGGGGCTGGCAGGTGGGGCATACCGGGTCTTGTAGAGACGCCCAAGGACAGCGGAAACTTCGTTTTCATGGTGACGCTTGGTAAGCCAGTCGAAGGAAACCCGTACCAAGATGCGCTGACGATCGACGGTTACCTGCTTTGGGAATCGCAGACCCAGCAGAATTTTGAATCGCAAGCGATTCGAAAGCTGCTCGTCCACTATCCGGAAGAGCGGACTATTCATCTTTTTTTGCGGTCGAAGGAGGGAATCAAGTACACATACTTAGGCTTGTTAGAGTACTTCTCCCATGACCCCAACAAAGAAAATCCTTTCATTTCGTCTGGAAGATCTTGAACTGGGATCGAAGCCAGGGAGAGCTGGACGATCTGAATTTGCCATTCCATCCGGCGCTCGATCCTGCCTACTCTGCACCAACCCCTCAATCCGATGCCCTACTCCTGGTACGCGTGGCACCTCCCCGGCAGGTGCAAATGCCTGCTGAGCGCGGAAGAAGTTCGGAATCCCGCTCAACAAGAGCCGGTACGGTAGATTGGGCAGAGCTCGATCTTCGGAACCGGCAACTGGGACTTCGGGGTGAAAGACTCGTGCTCCAGCATGAGATTGAAATGCTCCGCAATGCTGGTCGTGATGACCTCGCAATGCAGGTCCGGCATGTCGCTCTCCACGACTCTGCCGCGGGCTACGACATTGCATCGTTTCGGGCCGATGGTAGTCCTAAGCGACTTGAAGTAAAGACAACGCAGGGGCCAGCGTCCACTCCCTTCTTCGTCTCATTGAACGAAGTCTTAGCTTCGCGCGAGTATGGCGATAGCTATGCCATCTACCGTGTATTCGACCATTGCCCCGGGAACTCTCAGGTCAAATTCTTCGAGCTACCCGGGGACGTCGAGCTCAGTTGTGGCCTTGTTCCCGTGAACTTCCGAGCATATCCGACAGGCCGCGATAATTGAGATTTCAGTTAGCGCTAAGTGTTCTCCCATTACTGAGGTGCACGCCGGCCGGGGCGCGCCCCTTGCCCATGGCGGGCAACTTGTCACTGCCAATTTGTGCAGTGGAGTCCGGCGGGCATGACATAGCTGCCGTTGGAGGCCGTGGCCAGTACAGCATCGGACGTGCTCGTGCCCGGCCCCTGGACCTCGCCACCGTTGGCATAGTTCTGTGCCTTGGGCGGCTTGTCGCCCTTCTTGAATCCACGCGTGGGAAGCCCCTAGAGAGTATCGGCCGAATACCGGGCGATATTCCAAGGCCTACGTCAGAGGGGAAAGCCCTACAGGGGTGGAGCCGTATAATTCCAGCACGAGATATGTCTATCGTCGATTTCCGTAAACTCCGATGTGCTGTGGCAGAGTTCAACCAGTAGCGGCTAGTCGAGACCGGCATTGAGACCGTCAACAATCTCACGGGTGAATACGAAGATACTGATGAATTCGCTCCACAGGCGAATAAAGTTTTTTTCAATTGGGCCGATGCCGAATATTAAATACTGGGTCAAATATGAGCAAAGATTCTAATAACGCACGAATTCACTACAGATACTGGATCGGAATGCTCTCCGTGGCATTAATCATTCTGATTGCGGTAAAATGGTCAAACCAGCCAAATTTCACAGAATACATCGGAAATGTTGCAACGTTTTCGTCATTAATCCTCGGCGTCATCGCCATTTTTTATTCGTTCACGTCCAACAACAGCCTCTCAAACAGCCTTGGAAATATAACGAGCGCATCAGAGAGCCTAAAACGCTCAGAAATTGAAATTAGAAGCGTTCTGGATCAGTCGAAAATCCTCGCGAATAATCACAGCGAGAATATCGAAAAGATGCACGAGATATCCGAAAGTGTTCAGACCAATGTGTCAACACTTGCAGAAACATTGAGCGACATATCAAATAAAACGACAGAACTGCAGTCAACAGTTCTTACAGTCCCGACCCGTCTTGATGCCATATCCGAAAAGCTTGATGGAAAGCCGCAAGCGGCCCTAACTCCGCCTACGAATCGCCGAGGAATGTCTGCAGAAGAAGCATCCTACTTTCACAGGGTTTCTTCAATCAGCGGCAACCTAATTACCTATGGCTGCGTATTGGCAAAAGCCCATGACAAGGAAATTTCTGCGGTCAACTTCAATAAGATGCTTGACAGAAATTTTTCAAGCCTCACCTCAGGATTTATGGACTGTATGTCAGCAGCTGGCATTATTCGAAGAAAATCCGTTAGGGATAAACCAGGCTATTGGAAGATCGTCTCAATTGACGAAGAAATAGAAAAGAGCATCAAGGCGTATTTCGTAGACTGGGTTGATCGCAGTTTTCCTGACGAGCCAGAAAAGAAGGCAGAATATATGAATATGATAGCCATCATGGAACAAACGTTCGCATCCAGTACCACCTCACCACCGATACTGGCCAGTTGAACCTTCAGCCTCTTCCGAGGGGACGACTGCGCCCCTCGAATGCCCTCAATAGCTGTAGTTGTAGCTGGTCGATGTGCTCTCGCTCTTGCTGTCTGAAGAACTGGCACTGCCCGAGCCGCTGATGCTGGCGGATACGTGCGCGGCAGACAATGCCCCCGCTGCGAGCTGGGCTGTGTATTGCCCAAGCGCTTTGGCTGACTCCAGTACAATCTGCGCCTGCTGGATCGCGTTCTGCATCTTCGCTGTGTACTCGCTGATCTGCATTTCCGAGTAGGCGATGTTGGTCCGACTGTTCATGTCGGCGAAGCGGGACTGCATTTCGGCATCTGCCACCGCCGCGCTGGCCGCCGCACGCCAGGCCTCTACCTTGGCCTGGAAGACGGTAGTGCTGTACTGCACGTCGCTCAGATTTGCCTGCAGCGTTGCCTTGTATGCATCCACGTCGGCGAGGAACTTTGACACCTTTGTGCGCGCAGCTTCCATCTTGATCTGCGCGCCCTTGACCTTGATGTCGGCTTTACTCGCCAGGCCCTGAATGGTCGACGCGTAGGCGCGGGCCTGCGAATCAAGCACACCAGCCTTGGCCGCCTCGCCCTTCACCTGCGCTTCGTAGGCGTCGAACTTCACCTTCTCGGCGCCGATCTGCTCAGCGTAGGCCTGCACGTCTGCCCGGTAGGCTTCGAACTGGTTTTTAATTGTCTCGGCGCGGACGGATGCCCCCTGCATCATGGCCTTGTAGACCTCGACATTGGACTGCACCGCCTGCAGCTTCGCCTTGAACACGTCGACCCGCTGCTGATTGATCTGGCCGAGCGCCACCTGTCCCTCCACGGCGGTCTTGTATGCCGTGAGCTTGGAGATTGCCGCATCGAGCTTCGTCCGGTAGACCTGTGCCAGCGTCTCAAAGGCCGCGTTCTGCGCATTGAACAGGCTGACCTGGGCATTGAAAACGTTGATCTGGCTTTCCGCGTGGAAGCGGGCGACCTCAAACAGGCGCTTCGCCGTGTTCTCGTGCAGATTCGTGGTCAGTTGCTCGAGCGCCAGCCCCTGCTGGACCGCAAAGCGCAGGTTCTCGATCTCCCACGTCGCGGCCTGAACCAGAATATCGCGGTTCAACTCGGCAGCCTTCAGCCGCCCTTGCTCCCGGACGACGTTCACCTGCTTGGCGAGCATGCCAGGCGGCATGCTGAAGTCGCGCGCGGCCCACGTGTCGGCCGCCTCCTGCACAGCGCGCTCCGTCTCGGCACTGTCGCGCTCGCGGGAGCGGGCAAAAAGCGCGTCTTCCACGGCCGCCGGCAACCCCGTGCCACCGGCCATCATCGCTTTCACCCGGGTCTGCAGGTCGCTCAGCACTTCCGAGGCATACGCCGGCTCCGCCCAGTTGATGAAGACGTTCGGCACCGTGATGCCGCGCGCATCTGGCGGCATGGCGTCAAAGGTCGGCAACTCCGGGAAAACGAATTCGGGCAGGCGGATCTGCTCCAGTGCCTCCATTTCCGGCATGACGATCAGCGGTGCGTCGGGAATCTGCACTGCCGCGTCGATGTCCGGCCGCGCCGGCGCCGGGATGGTGGCCATGCCCGGTGCATCGGGGATGTTGATGGGGATGAGCACGGGCGCATCGGGCAGCGGATCCATGTCACCGACATCAAGGCCGCTCAAAAGGTCGTCAATGTTCAGCCCGGCCGGCGCTTCTGGCTTCACCAGCGGCGCAGCGTCGAACGTCGGCTGGTTGTCCAGCGACACAGGCGGTGGCAGGGCGACCGGAGCGGCCGGCCGAGTAGGCGCCGGTACGTCGACCACCTTGACGGAGCCGATGTTGGTAAGCGCCTGACTCAGTTGCGCGCTGTACGTGCGCGCCATGCCGTCGAGGGTGCTGATTTTCTGGGTGACGGTATCTACCGCCACGCCGAGGATGCTGTCTGGTGCGATGCCCATCACACTCTCCTTTTCGTCGGCGCCGAGTCGACGCGCAGATCATTGATATAGGCGTGCCGCGCTGTCAGGCGCAGCGTGAAGCCGAAATGCCGACTGCGCAGGCCGCGGCCGAAGACAATGCGACCGTTCGTCAGCTCGGCGGCTGGCTCAGATTCAAGCGGGTAGCTGTAGGTCTCGGTAGCGCCGCTCTGCGTGGTGCTCACGTCCATCGTGGCCGCGCCATCGGCGTCCAGCTCATACTCGAGGTAGGCAGCGACTGGATGCACCAGCATGCCCTTCCCCACGTCCACCTTTCCGGTCACCATCCGCGCCTCGATCTCCTCGCTGCCGGCCGAGAGCGCATAGACGCCGTCGTCGGTCGTCCCGTAGAGCACGCCATCGATGACGGCGAGCCCGTTGAAGGTGAACGGCGCGTAGCGGCTCATGGCCCAGCGATCGGCATTCGCGGTCCAAGCCTGGCCGCTGCCATGCTCGGCGGGCATCGAGTCCTCGACCACGGCGCCATCCTGCACCAGGTCGCGGGCGTGCAGGCGGTCGAGCACCACAGCAAAGGCGCGGGCCCGCTCGGTAGGCGCCTGCTCAACGGCGCGGTGTGCATCCAGCAGTTCATCGGCCGCGATGGCACCGTCCAGTACCCGTTGACGGGTATGCACGCGCCCGCCGGCCCAGTCGCTCGCGGTCCCGGTTTCGCTGATCAGAACCATGGAGAACTGACCGGTGAAGTCGCGCCCGCGGATGGTTTCGCTTATCAGTGAATGAGCCCGGCGCTGGCCAACAACGGCATCCGCGATCGCCGCACGATCGGAAGCAATCGAACGTGTCTTGTCGATCACTGTGTCAGCAGCAATAGCCGTTTCGGTGAGCAACACGCGCTGGCGCACGATCACCCGATCGAAGGCCTTGACGTTGTCAGCCAGCAGCACAGCGGCACGCAAGCGCCCCGTTGCGGCGTCGCTCGCACTAGCTTGATCCGCGAGCAGGGAGCGCGCGTTGTCTTGCACCTGATCGGACGCGACAGCGACTTCTGTGTGCGCCACCATCAAGGCGAACAGCAGCTTGCTGGCAGCCTTCGCCGAGTCTTCTACCAGCGCGCCAATCTTCACCCAGGTGGTGTCGCGGGCAAAGGCAGTTTCCTGGGTGTCGTCCCGGTATCTACTCATTGATCGTTCCTATGAAGTGGTGGGCGGACTGGTGGTCCACAAGGCTGGTATATCCCCAGCGCGCGCGCCTTCCGTCCACGAGTTCCGACACGTTTGCGTAAGTCACGCTTCCGAAGACTGCCTTGCAGGCGTCGCGGTAGAAGACGCCAACGAAAGGGTCAGGCGAGCCCAGGAAGTACATGATGTCTGGCACCTTGGAGTGCACGACTTCCACCCCATCGAGGATGCTGATGCGCAGGTTTCCCTTCTCTGTAGCGTCGCCAGTCTTGGTCGTGCTGTAGCCTTTGAATGGTGGCGGTCCACCGCCACCGGAAAGATTCCATTCATTGGCCTTCGGGTGGATCAGCCACGTAAAGTCAGCGGGCAACGCCGGAACCCACGGCCCTTGATCAGCAAAGTCAGAGCATGGGCTAGGGTCGTAGTTCTCCATTTCCACCCAGACTGGTGAACCGTCCTTTGGAAAGGGCTTGCCCTTCATGACCGGCAGGCCACCGGCCCAATGCATGACGAAATCGTAGGTCCAGAAACGATACGACCAAGGATCTTGGATCGCGTGCATTCCCAGTGATTCGGTGGTGTTGCTCCCCGAGGTGGTCTCCTTCAGGGCATGCAGCACAGCATTGCGACAGAGATAGGGAATGCAGATGGCCACCACAAGGTTGTGACCCTCCGTCCTGTGCACTGTGGTTTTGGTGGAGAAATAGCGGTTCCTCCACATCGTCCCAGGCCTCCAGAACGGCGCATCAAATCCAAAGAATGGCTTGCTGTCGTAGCCCAAGTCCTTGCCGACAATATTTGTCGTGATGACTGTCGGTGCGACAGCCTGCCGCGCATCAAAGTCCGTGGTGTAGAAGTTCCCAAGCAGTTGGGTGTTTCCCACGGTCTCTGTCTGGGACCATGACCCGACAATCATGCAGTCTTCGTAATCGTTCTCCACGTCGCGTTGGTAGCTTCGTTCCTCGCGGAAGTACTTCACCACCTTCAGCTCGTCTCCCACGTAGTAGCCGAACATGATGGTGTCGCAGTTCGGATAGTGGTCCTTGTACCGACCGTTCTCCAGCGGTAGGAAGTCGTGCGAGACACAGCCACCCGCGAATGGCTCGGGATACTTGATCTGCGGTTGATACATGAACTTGGCGCCGTGGTACAGATAGCCGCGACCGACCTCTTTGACCGAGCCAGAGTGCGGTGCGATCGGCGCCAATTCCAGCCTGTTCCAGTAGTCCACTTCAGCCTGCGTGACCTCGCCGCCGGTGGCGCGCTCGAGGATCTGCTTCGCGTCGACGCGGCGCAGCTTGTACTTGATGGCAAGGCTCTCTGCGGTGTTGCTGGAGATCAGTCGGTACAGGCTGGCCATGTACCGATCAACGCGCTGCGCGAGGACAGGGTCATCAGGCGCAGCAGGCGGAGCGAGCTTGCCACCAGCCGCGGCCGGCGCCAGATTCAGCGTCATCATGTACGCCAGCCCGTAGCCCAGGCCTTCCGCATCGTAATAGTCGTAGCACGTGTTGAAGCCTGCCGCCCCGCTGCTGTTGAACGACCATCCGCAGGCCGATGTGTAGCTGATGTGGTCGTAGAAGTCCGCGACGTCGCACACCTTGATGATGGCCCCGGCCCGGCGCCACGCCCCAAAATCTCCCTCGTTCGCGGGAAACGATTCCCCCGACGGCATGCCGCCAAAGCGATCAAGAATGGCGGTGATCTCTTCATCGCCAACCTTCTCCATATATTCCCGGAACGCCTTTGTCGTCGTAGCGGGGATCAGCGGCAGCGGCATGGCCCACACACCTGCCGTTCCAATGCGCAGCAGCCACGGCTTGTTGTCCGCGTCGAAACCCACGCCATTCGTCGCGTTGAACTTGTAGTCGTACTGGAACTGCCCCTCCTTGTTGGGCAGTCCGGTGTATCCCGGGAGCCGGACGTTACCCATCTGCTCGCGAATGGCCTTCATTACTTCGCCCGGGATGCCCAGCCGCGCACGCTCGACCTGGTTGTCTGGCAGGTCAGCCAGGTTCTGCCGACCGTATCCACCCACGACTTGCATGACTTCGGCCATCGCGCCGGAGTACCACGTAGGACGCTGCTGGGCGTACTGGCTATAGAAGGCCACAGTCTCGAACTGCGGCACGAACTCCTGAAACTGGCTGCCGTATGCGATGCGGAATCGCTGCAGTGCCGCTTCCTTCGGCGGCAGGTGATCAGACGCGTAGTTCGCGATGCGTCTACGCGTCTGATCGGAGAACTTCACGCGCACGCCCTCACCCGGCATTACCACCGCGGCGGTGATGACACCGGAGAACAGCATCGGGATGTACTCCTTGGCCAGGCCGTCAAAGGGCGGCAGCGGCGGAGCTGGCTCAGGCTTGTGGGTGATGACGCGAAATGTCCCGCCCATGTCCTGGGCGATCGCATACCCGCCGTCCGGCAGCGCGCGCACCATGCGCAAGCTGTCCACCCCGAACAACTGTCGCAGATTGGTGAGGCGGCGCGCGAGCAGTTCGATGGCGGCCGAGTCGTCATCGGTCAACGCGCCGCCCACGGCCAGCAAGCCGTGGGGGCGTGGCTGCTGCATGGCTTAGACCGTCAGGCTGATGCGGTAACCGATGTCGTACACATCGCCGTCTTGGAATGTGCGAGCGACCGGGTATTTCGTCGCCGACACGAGCTTGCCGGTAGTGCCGCCGCGTGTGCTGTCCGTCAGCAGGGCTGCGCCGGTCACGTTGAGCGAGCCGGCGGTGGCAATGGTGACGGTGGCGACCGAAGCCATGTTGTCGATCGAGCCGGTTGCAGTGCTGGCCGGCGGCGTCCACACGGGGCGCGTCGGGCTGGTGTAGCCCTCGGTCAGGCTGACGATCTCCGACGCGGCGGCAGCGAATGTCGCGGCGGTCCAGTTGGCCGCCGGTGCGGCGGCGCCCGAAAACAGCGCCAGGTAGTAGCCTGCCGGCTTCGGCGTAGCACCCAGCGCGACACTGAGGATATGCGCCAGGCCCTCCAGCACGATCAGGTTGTCGCCCTCCTTCACCCAAGCGCCGCCATTGACGCGACCGAAGTACTCGCCACGGGCATAGACGGATTCGCCCAGCACTCGGGAAATGGCCCACAGCGAGAGCGCGCGGCAGAAGATTCTGACTTTCTGGAACAGCGCCAGGATGACCAGCGCGGCCAACAGCGAGATGGCGAGCAAGATAAGAGTTTTCATGAGTTGTCCTCTATGTCTTGCCGCACTCCTGCGCAGCGATTGAAAGCCCGGAAATCCGGGATGTCTCAGATTACTGCCGTCACCAGACGACGATCCAGCACTACAGAGGTGCCCGCCTGGCCGGTGATACCCGACATGACGCCGGCATGTACCTCGGCGAGCGAGCCGCCGCTGGTGCCCATTACATAGCCGTTCTCCGCCAGCCACACCACCACCGGCGCCCCATCCGGCGAGGCGTTCGTGCCAACGATCTCGGCTGGCGCCAGAACAGCGCTGCCGGGCACCGGCGCGCGCGAGGCCTTGCGCGAGACGCGGAGGCCGCCCGGATCGGTGCCCTCGAGAAAGGCGACGTGATCCACCTGCCCGACCCAGATTCCGCCCTCGACCGGCTGCACGAAGGTGATCCGCTGCGGCATCTGCACGAAGCCGTGGCGCTCGTCGTGCAGGTGGTAGGCCAGTGCCTCGGACCAGCGCAACACGTTGGCGCGCGCCGTGAGCAGACGGCCGCGCCAGTACTTCAGGTACTTGCCGGTCGGCATCGGCGACAGGTGCCGGAACTGCGCTGCCCTCCCCAGTTCTGGCAGGAGCGGCACGGGAATGGCCGCCGAGCCGACGGGGAAGTCGCCAGCCCGCAGCAGCTCGCCACCGTTCTGCCGTGTCAGGTAAAGGCGCGCGCCCGTTACGCTGCCGTCCAGGCACAGCGGCAGGGAGACCGACAGGCCGCCGGCTTCGCCCGCCTCGGCGAACGCGATCGCGGAGGGGGCGGATTCCTGCTGGCCACGCAGCCACGCGACCGCGGCGCCGTATGTGCCGGCGCTGAGCGAGCCGTCGCCGGTCAGCACCAGCGGCGGCGCTGGCGTGTCGATGGTCAGGCGCTGGGTGCTGCTTCCGTCGAACGTGAAGATCCCGGCTGGCGTCGCGGCCGCCACCAGGTTGTTCAGCACCTCGTGCGACACGCCGCCCTCGCCTACCTTGGCCAGCGGCTCGTGCGTCCACGCGGCTGGATCAACCTTTACCCACTGATCGCCCAGCGTGCCGAACGTGTCGCGGTGCAACGGGCTCTGCCACAGGTTCCGGTAAGGAATGCTCGTGACGCGCTCGCGTCCGGCTCGCAGCGATGCCTTGCCAGCCGGCGAGATGTCGACGTTCACGGCGTCGCGCAGGTACAGGCGCGGGTCGTCCCCGCCGATCATCAGCGCGGCGTCTTCCGCTACGGTATTCATGCCGGCGAGCGGCGTCAGTTTGGTGGTGGCCATCAGAAGGCGCCCTTTCGATACTGGTCCGCGTTGCCATCCGGTCGGATGAAGCGAACGCCAGGTTTCACATCAGAAGCCGACGAGCTGAAACCGAGAATCCCTACAGGGGTAATCGAGCGCGACGCGCGTGGCGGGTCGACACGGTTGACGCGCATTCGCTTGTCGAAGGCCTCGAGCTGGTACTCGCACAGGAACGCATCGAAGCCGGAGACTTTCGCCTCGCGCACCCGGAACGATACCCACGGCTGCGCCACCGCTTGGCTCGCAAAGCCAGTGGGGATTGTCGGCATCAGCGGGCCGACGCGCAGGCCCTGCCACATATAAGGGGTATCACCACCCTTGCGTGTCCCCAGTGCCGCGGAATCGAAGCCGGCCGGCTTCACAATGCGGTTGAAGAAATCGACTGCCTGCTTGACTATCGCAGGAGGCGCGATCCCCAACGGCTTTGCGGTCTGCGCGCCGACAGGCGGAGGCGGAGCGATCTTCGCCTGGCCGAAGACGGCGGAGTCCACACCATTGAACTGCTCCGCGTATTGATCGCCGGGCACCATGTGCCAGCCGCTTCGGAAGCTGGTGAAGCCGGTCGGCAGGATGTAGTGCCTCCGAAGTTGGACCGTCGACGCTCCGAAACTGGTGAAATAGGTTCCCGTGGCTTGCAGCCTGCGATTCTGATTCGTCACAGTGACATTGCCGAGGATTGCTCCTGGCGCGCGCCCGTAGCCGTCAATCGGGTGCAACGGTAGTGAGGTCGGATGGTTTCTCTTTGCCTGTTCCGGCGCCTCCATCATCGCCCAGATGGTGTGAGGCGTAATCCGCGGCTTGCCTTGATAGTCGGCATCCTGATAGTCGTATGGCGGCACGGTCAGCGTGCGGATCTTGAGCGAGACCATGGGGTCGCCGATCAGCAGCTCCCAGTAACCAGGCTCCACGCGAACAGAGTTTGCGGTAACGCTGTATGAGCCAATGCGGGTGGCCACGTCGTCCTGCTTCACGTAGATGACCTGCTGATTCATGATCGGCATGCCCATCTGGCTCCGTGGCGGGTCGTCGCCAGGAGGGATACCGAAGCCGTCCTTGCCGGGCTCGCCGTCCAAATTGATGTACTGGGTGGAGTACGGTGGCGCGCCGGTGCGTACGACGGTCAGCTTGTCGCCGAAGGCCCCGGCGCGCAGCCCCATGACGGTCACGCTGCGGTCACGGAATGCAATGTCCGTCTTGCCGAAAACCTGAGTCAAAGCGCCATCCGGCTGCACCGGGCGCCATTGGAGCCGCACGAACGTGTCACCAAACTCGTCGGACGCACTGCCCCGTGTATGCAGCTCGGGAGTCTTGTTCCACACCGTTGGCGAGCCGTACAGATTCTGCAGAGTCCAGCGCGGCGTGATGAGCGTCCAATGGATAGACAGCGATGCCCAGCCCACGCCGGACAGTTCATCGCCCCGCGGCTCCACATAGCGCGTGTAGAGCTTCACCTCCGGCAACTGGATCACCGGCGGCCCGATCGTATAGCGCGGCTCGAACGACAGCGTGCGGACGCGATCGGCGATCATCGGATAACCGAACACCGCCGAATCGAAGCCACCGATGCGCTCGAAGGTGCGGCGGGTGTTCTCGATCTTCGGCAGGCCAGCCGCCGGGCTGCTGATGCCGGCTGGAGCGGCCACAAACGCATCGTTGTAGACCGTGGCCCAGGACGGAATATATGGCGGCTCCAATCCATCCAAGCGCAGCCGTCGCACGCGATACGCCACCATGCCGGCCTTGTAGAAGGCCTCCGGATCTGGCGAGCGGATACCCTCCGGGAATAGCGGCGCGGCCTTGTTGTCAATCTGCGGGATCCCGGGCCGTGACAGGTCGTTGCCTGTGGCACGCAGATTGTGGTTTCGGTTCTCGATCAGCGTCCACTGTGGCCAAGCTGGCGTATTCAGCCCACTGTCCGGGTCGTAGTACATGCTGATGTACTGCACCAGGTTGTAGGCGTTGGCCGTCCCCCAGCGGTCGGCAGGCTGCTTCCCCACGGTGAGGAAGCCAGGCGGCACCACGAGCTGGGTGTAGTTGCGGATGCTCGCTAGTCCATAGGTGCCAGAGAAGCCCAGCGGGTAGACCTGCTGTACCTCCGGGATGATGCGCGAGCCGAACTGCGCAGCGTCGTAACCCACCGGCCGCAGGAAGCGCAGGCCGCCGACCATATGATTGGCCGCGAAGAATTCGAAAATGCTGGCCGGCGCGATAGTCCGGTCGGAGTTGTCCACCGTCGGCGTGCCGTAGGCCGACATGGCCGTGCCCGTGGCGATCAGTTCACGCCACGAGTGGTCGATCCTTCCCGAGCCGTACTTGTCGCTAGCGAACCCTTGCGCCGGCAAGTAGCGATAGCGGAACCAGACCGTGGCGCTGCCGAGCGCCTGGCTGTCTGCGCCCTTCGCAGCCACGTTACGCACGCGCGGCCACACGGTCGGCAAGCCAATGGCACCGGTGAAGCCGGACGGCGAGATTTCCGGCGTCTTTGTCAGCGTCGGGGCGCCAATGCCCGGAGATGCTATGCCCGACAGGTACAGCGAGCGCACCGCGAAGCCGACACCAGTTTCCGTGCTCGACGGCTTGCCCAGCGCGTCGAAGCCCTGCGGCGCCACCGATGGTGTCTTGTTGGCGATGGCGCCGCCGCCAGCGGCGAGGGAATCCCAGCCAGCCAGGAGCAGGTAACGGCGGGTGTTCTCCACCAGCGCCCAGGGCGACAGCTCGAGCGCGTCGAGGCCCGCGAATTTGACGACAACGGACTTGTTGGTGACGCGAGAGTCGCCGAACGGCCCCACCTCGACCGGCGAAGACGGGAACACCCACTGCGTCGGGTCGAAGACAATCGGATAACCCAAGTCAACTGCAGCTATTCCCCGCGGCAACAGGTACTTGGTCTTGTACTCGATGCTCGCCTGCCCGAACAACGCGGCATCCCAGCCAGTCGGAGTCGGGTTGCGCTGCACGAAGACGGCACCCAGCCCCGGCGCGGCAATGCCGTTCGGGTAAAGCATGCGCGGCGACACGGTGGGGCCAATGATCACAGGCGATGCGATCCCGGCAGGCGCCGCCGTCTGCGAGGCCTTGGAGTTGACTACGGTAACCGCACCCAGCGGCGGCGGCGCAATGCCGCTGACGCTGACAGCCTTTATGCCACCACTGACATACGAAACGCCGACAACCAGTGAATTGATGCCACTGGCAACGAGATACTGCCGCAGGTTGTAGACCAGCGCCGTTCCATAGCCGCTGGCGGCTATACCTCCTGGCAGGAGTGCGGTGGCCGATTTCGTGAGCGCCGCGGTGCCGAATGCCTGCCCATCGAACCCACTGACGCGCAGGTTGTTGAGCGTGCTCTGCACGGTGGCCAAACCGAAGGAGCCGGGAGCGATGCCCGCTGGCCGCATACCGGTAGGTTGCACCAGGCCCGGCAGACCAAATAGCGCCTGATCGCCCATGCCGGGCCACACGTAGCCGTAGCCAACCGCGCCAAACTCCACCAGCACGCTGCTGCCGGGTGGCGGCGCGTAGGGGTCGGCGAACCAGTTGACAACGACGCTTCCGCCGGGCGGCGAATTGTAGCCACCAGGCAGACGCACGCGCTCCACCGAGTAGAAGGAGGCGAGCGGTTCGATGGAAGACGGCGACAGGAAGCGCCGCCAGCGCACATATTCTGGCGTTCCCGCTACTGCGGTAGCGTCGATGCCGACCGGACGAATGCGCGGAATATCCAGCGCCACCGCGGGGCGCGGAATGAGTGCAGTATCGCTTCCCTTGGTGACCAACGGGCGCGACTTCAGGCGGACACCAGGTACCGGCAGTGCGGAGGCGTCGAAGCCGCCCGCCGCACGCACCCGCCCCCGCAGGAAGCCGGCATCGAATTCGAGATTGGTGCTCTGTCCTGTTGGCGGGGCGTAGCCATCGGCAAAGCTGAGCCCGACGCTGCCCCCAGCCGGAGGGGTATATGCCATAGCCCCTCCTTAATCGACTGCGGTTACATTGGCGTAGACGACACTGTTCTGCACGCCACTGGGGTCGACGCCCATGACGGTATAGGTGCCAGGAGCCAGCTCAGTGAACTGGAACTGCCCGTCCGCCTTGGTCATGGCGGTCGCAATGATCTGCCCGCGTTTCTGGTCGAACAGGTGAACCATCCGCGCTGCAGGGAGGCCCAGCACGGTTGTAGAGCCGGCAATGCGCTTGCGCCCGCTGTACGGAGTATTGCGACACGGCGTCAGGAAGTTGCTGCCAGAGAAGATGCCACGGAATCGCCTAGCATTGAAATTGATATCGGATTGCGGTCTGGCGCTGTCGTTGTTGCGGTAGCGCTTATCGAGCACCAGGCGGTTGTATATGGAAGCTTCCGGCAGCGGCGTGGCATCGAATGTCTTGGTTTCCCCTGCCGCAAAGACCTGGTTGGACCACGCCCGTTGCATCCTCCAAGTCTTGCCGTCATCGCTGTACATCAGCATGAACTGCGCAGGCGCCATGGAAATGCTGACGAAGCCGGCTGCCGGAAAGTAGATTCGAAGTTCCGCGATGTCCTTGGCATTTCCCGCGCCAAGGTCGTACTGAACCCACTCGCAGCCCTGTCGAAAACCATCGGCACTGAGCTGCGAGTACGTGCCAGTGCTTTGCCAGTAATCAGAGGACGACTGAGTGCCATTGAATGCCTTGTCTGCCGTATTGGCTCCGGAGACAACACTTGCCGAAGGTGTTCCGCCCGTGGCCACCGACGCACCGCCAGGAGTTGTTGCGAGGAACAGCTCGCCAATGGCAACCTGAGTGGCGCCGTTGGTAGTAGCGATGAACAGACGCCAGTAGCGGTGCGCCGCCATATCAGCTATCCCATGGGCCAGTGATGTCGATCATCATCGCGCCCTGCGAACTGCCCGCAGTGCCGTAGAGCATCATAAAGGTCTTCCCCGGCATGCCCTGGACATTACTGACGGTGTCACCGTTGTTGAAGCAACGACCATGCATGGGCTCGTAGGCGCCCGGCAGGCGCCCGCGAATCAGGGCCGGGCTGCTCTGCGTGACAAGGATCGGTGCCAGATAGAACCCGCTGTCGATCAGGTGGGGGTAGCTAATGGCGGCCGTTGCGCCGATGCAACCGGTACTCAGGCCAGTGCCATATAGGCCGACATAACGCGATCCGGCCACGGCTGTGTAGTCCCGCGCGATGCACATGCTCGAAGCGAAGGAGGTCGGCGATGCAATCGCCGTCTGCGGGTTAAACAGACCACTGGACACCGAGGTGGTTTGGTTCGTCGCGCTGTTGCCAGTTATGATCGACGCATAAGCATCGCCCGGCTTGTACGACATGACATCGCCGAAGGCGCCGGTGTGAAGGTAGCCATTGCCCATGCCGTTGACGGCAGTGCCGGCGTAATCGTTGAAGTAGTAAATCAGCTTGCCATCGGTGACGATCAGCCAGGGGCGTGCCGTAGAGTCGGTAGTCGATGACTTGCGCCAGAAGTAGCCGTTGTTTGAACTCTGCGCATTGGTCGGGTAAAGCCCGGTACCAGTATCCACATCCGTCATGGTCTCGTAGCCGAACACCCTCGCTTCACCACCACCACCGGAAGTGCCACCGTCATCCAGCACGCGCAGGCAATGGCGCAGACCGGAAACGTCATTGGCGCGATATACCGCCTTGTTGGTGCCGCTGAAGGCTTTGGTGAAACCAGCGCTCGAGCGCTTTGCAGTGATCGTGCCGGTTGCCGGACTCGCCGGCGCGTTGGCTACCGCAAAGGTAAAGGTGGTTGCATCGACCACCGTCACCAAGGCGTCAATGTTGTAGTCCGCCTGCGCGGCGCCTGAAATCGTCGCTGAGTCGCCCGTGCTCAAGCCGTGCGGGGTGGCGCAGACGACCGTGGCCGTGCTGCTGCTGCGGGTGATACTGGTCACGTTGACCGTGTTGTAGCCGTTGACCAGCACCGCATCTAGGACGGTAACAAGGGAGCCGGCAAAGCCAGTCAGAACTGGGGCGCCGGCGTCCGTGTTGCGATAGACCTTGATCGCCATTAGATCAGTCTCCCTAGGGGATCTTCATTCGGCCAGTAGCCCTTGTCCGCATGCCACTGGCAATACTCGTCGTACAGCGCCTGCGATGGCTGCTCGTCGTCATTCGCATGGCACTCGGCCATGAACATCTGGAAGACGGGCAGGCATCCGAGGTGTGCCCAGTCAATGACCGGCGTGGGCGCGTTAGGTTTCGACTCGAAGGCCACAAAGCCCTCGACGCCCACCCGAAGCGGCGGCGGCTTCGCGCCGTCGTCGCCCAGGCTTGCGTTATTGCTGTCAGGGATAGTGGTGTTCATGCAGTAGCACTCCTGCGCAGTCGGCCGTCAGACCTTGAAAATCTTGTTGGTGCCGTTATCCCAGGTAACGATGATGTCGCCGCCGTTCGGGGTAATGGGCAGGCCTGTGGCCGTATCGATGTAGGCGATCAGCGGGCTGGTGGCCTCGGTGCCGGTGTCCCTGAAAATGACGATGGCCTGGATGCTCTGGCCGGTCACGCTGGTGAACGTTACATCGGCCGCATCTGCCGCACCGCCTGTGGTCGTCTTGCTGGTCAGCGTGACGGGGCCGGCGATACGCGCGGAGATGGGGATGTCGGCCAGGTACTGGTGCACAGACGTCTGCGGCGTATAGGCGCCGGTGCTGACCAGCAGTACCTTGATGGTGTCGGTCATCCAGTTGATCTGCGCTTCGAGGAAGCGCTGGCGTGCGTAGTCGTAGAGTGTGTTAGCCACGTGTGTTCTCCGTCTTTTCGGTTGGAGACGCACTCATGCGCGCCGGTGTCTTGATCTTGATGCCCTGCTCTGCCTCGATCACAAGGCGCGCAAGCTGGCCGGACTTCTTCTCCAGCCGCACGGCCGTGCCGCCGATCAGCAGCGACTCGCCGACCTTGAGGTCAACAATCATCTTGCTCATGGCCAGAAGGCCTCCACGTGCTGGGGGACGTCTTCACGGGTGATGCGCCGCATGTCCGAATCCGGCCGGATGCCGAAATAGCGGGTGAATTCGTCTTCGGCGGCCGCAGCGCGGTTGGGGTCGAAGCTCTCCATGTCGGGAATGCTGAAGCCCCGATGCAGCGCCCAATGCACCAGATGCGGGTGGTGGGCGGCCGCGATTTCCGGCTCAGCCGTGTCCTTGTCGGCCAGCTTCATCTCCACCAGCGGGAGCCGATAGCCCTCGAGGACCAGCTTGCCGGGCTCCGACGGCCGCGGCACCAAGCGCAGGCCTTTGTCCGACTGGATGGCGTACTGCGGAAAGCCGCGCGAGGTGCGCCATTCACGGATGCTCGCGTCCAGCCACTCGGTGGATACCAGGCGGATAGTCCGCGGCCGGTAGGTGCCAGCGTCGAGGAAGCCGACATAGGTCAACTCGAACAGCGCCTCATGTAACGGGTAGGCCGAGCGCTCCGCCTCCACCGCGATCTGGCAAACGGCGGTATCGTCGCTCTCGTGCATGAGACGACCGCGCAGCGCGGCTTCCGCCACGGCGTCGTTCAGCCAGGCGGTGATGTCCGCGTCTGCCCAGAAGTACGGGGCGACCTTGTCATTCCCGTCAACCCGTACCCGGCGGATCAGCTCGGCCAGCGTCATACGACCCCGAACTGGTCAACGAAGCCCTTCACCTGCGTGCGGAGGACTTCCTTGGTGGCGCTCTTGTTCAAGTCCTGCCGGTAGTTCACCTTGGCGAACTCGACCAGTCCGGCCTTGTCCATGCGGTCGATCTGGTCGTACATGTCCTGGATCTGATTCAGATCGCGCTCTTGCCGCTGCTGCTGCTGCTTGCCCTGCTCCAGCAACTCCGCAGTGTCCGTGTCCGTGCCGATGGCGTCGGTGCCCGTGGCCAGAACAGCCGCGACATCGGCGCGCTCGAACAGGTCGGCATGCCGGAGCAGCTTGCGCGCGATCGCTTCCGGGAGCGCTCGAACCTGGTCCGTGAGGAAGACCAGACCGGTGTTGTACATGCGGTCGCTCCAGTCGGGGCGGCGGCCGATGTATTTCACGCCCACGCCGATGCCCAGGGCCATGGCAGCAAGTTCGCCGGTCGGTATGGCATGCTCCACCGGCGGCGGCAGGTTGGCGCGGAATGCCTCGACGGCTTCATCGGCGTCGGGGATGTCCTTCAGCGCATGCACCACGGATCGGAACAGGTAGTCCTTGGACTTCTGCTCCTGCGGCAGCTCGGCATAAGGGCGGATGCACGGGTGCGTCTTCTTCTCGGCGTCCTTCACCTCGCCGTACACCCAGCCCTGCTCCTGCTTTTCCTTCAGCCAGGCTTCGTGCGCCTGCTCGGGGGTGGTGTCAGGGTTGGCGATGTGCATCTCGACGCCGCGCAGCAGACCCTGCTGATGCGACTCGGGGCACTCTTCCCAAGGCGGCATGACTTGGTCACCGATGGATGCGCAGTAAGCCGCGTTGATGGCGTGCGCGATGGATGCAATGAGGATGGCTTTCATTGGGGTGTCCTACTTCCTGCGTGACAGGGCAGGCAGCACAGTGGCCGCCTGCCCGGATGGCGCCCGCTATTAGCGGTTACCGCACAGTTCGCCGGTGACCAGCACCTTGATGTCGCTGGCCTTGGCGTTCGCTGCCACCGCGGTGGTCAGGATCAGCCGAGCCGGCTTCGGAAGCGTCACCAGCTTGGAGCCGGTGGCACGCTTGCGGCCGGTTGCAGTCAGGTCGATCCCCGAACCGAAGTAGGCAGCGTCCTGCGGGACGGCCGCGCTATCCACACCGTCCTCGTACTTGAAGCCGAGCGAGCCGGTGATGGTGGCGGTCATGCCAGTGGTCACGAAGACCGATGCGTCTTCCAGGCGCATACCTTCGGGGAGCGGGCCGAGATCGACCACGTCGCCCGAAGCGAGAGCGCCGGCAGCATCGGAGTTCTGCACAGCACCAGCGGCGTTGGTCAGCAACGCAAACGCCAGCGAGGTGACGTTGCCGAAGGGAGAGAAGCCGCCGAACTGGCGCTTCTGGAACTGATTGAGGGTCACGATAGCCATATGGCCTCCTGTGAATCGGGTATCGGAATGAGACGAGCCGGAGCCGGCGTTAGCCGGCTCCTTGCCATCAGTTGCGGGCGCCGATGATGGGCACGGCCGTATCGACCACGGTCACGCCGTAGTCGGTGATTTCCTTGCCCATGCCGGTGTCGACTTCGAAGCGAACCTTCGATACGCCGCGAATCGCGCCGATCAGCAGTTCCACCTTGTCGCCGTGGTCCAGTTCCTTTTCCGACCAGAAAAACGGGATGCCCGACTTGTCGGAACTGGCCAGTGCTTCGGCGATCGCCTGGCCACCGAGAATCACCGAGCGGTCGACGGCGAACTGCGTGCCGAAGCTGGCCGGCACCGTCGCGGTCGATTCGGTCTCGCTGCTCGCGCTACCGCAGTAGCGGATGACGTCGCCCGCGTAGAAGCGGATCGCCCGCGGCATCTTGATCAGCAGGAATCCGTTCCACAGACCGGCCTCGCCCAGGAACAGCGGGTGCTGCCCGGCTTGGCTCGCACGTGCCATTGCCGACGCCTGGAGTTGGCGGAAGCTCGGGTCCGACGCGAACTTGTTGTACTGCGCAGGCGACATCATCCAAACGCGCAGCGGCGAGTCGGTGGCAGCCTTATCACCCTCGAATTGCACGATCGGGGGCGGCAGCGGGATCTGATCGAGCACCGTGCGCATCGAGTCCACCGTGTCCATCTTGAAGATGTCGGTGGACTGGATGTCGACTTCGCCGCCGTTCACCTTGAAGCCGGTCACCGCATCGCCGTCGGCGATGAAGTGGCGGTTCTTCGACGGAGCCAGCACCGGGTTGACCATGATTTCGCCAAAGTCGGCATCTGCCTCGGTCGGCACCACCCATTCGATGTTGTTGTGGAAGCCGCGGGCGCCGGCCATATGCACGAGCAGCGACTGATCGACGTAGCGATCCATCAGGTTCTGCGCGGCGGGGCGGCCAAGCTGGCGGAATTCCACGGGCGTGCGGATCGACGTCATGGCGTCGCCCAGATCCAGCGGGAAGCGGGCCTGGTTCACGCGCAGCTTGTCTTCCGTAATGCTCAGACCCGTACCGCGGCCTTCCGCATAGCGGCTGCCCATGATCGGCTTGGCGCCGATCGGGTTCAGCAGGTGAAAGGTCACCTCGTCGCCCTTGCCCTTCGACAGATCCTGGCAGCGCACGATGGGCATGTGCTGCGTGGTCTGTTTGCGCAGCGTTGCTTCTGCACCGGCGATACCAGCCGGCATCTTGCCGGTCAGCCGGTTCAGCGTGCTGTTACGCTGCATGTGGGTGGCGAACAGGCCAACGGCCTGTTGCACCATGTTTGTCTTATCGCCGTAGCTGGCGTGCGTCTTGGTCGCAGTCATAGAGCCCTCTTATCGGATCACAGCGTGTTGAGGAACCGGTCGATCTGCTCGGGGGACATGTTCCCGCCTTGCATGGCATCGAGCAGTTCGCGTCCGTTCATGTCGGCCATTTGTTCGTCCCGCGAAAGACCGGCCGGGCGCCCACCAGGGAGATCGGTGAGGCTCGCCGGAACCCGCGTCGGGGCGTTGGCAATAGCCGCTTGGGCCGCCGCCTTCACGGCCGCGGGGTCCACCTGTTCGGTGCCGCCCGTGGCCGCGCCAGCGCCGGCGCTTTGAGTCGTTCCAGTTGCCTGCTTGAACGCGCTGAACAGTTCGATGACCTGTTGCGTGGAGCCCTTCTGGAGCACCGTGCTGTAGCCATCGCGGACGAAAGACGGTTGCGTGTTGATCCAGTCCGCCAGCTCCTTGCTTTCCGCAAGGGAGTCGGCATCCGGGTGCGCTTCGTAGATGGCCGCGTAGTGGGTCTGGGTCGCATCCGTCGCGTGCTTCTGCTGGATGGGTGCCAGCTTCTGCGCCACGATGGCATCGACCTGTTGGGCCACCTTCGCATTGACAAGCGTCTGAATGCCCTTGGCCAGATCCTCTTCGCTGAAGTCGCCGAAGATGCCCGGATCGATGCCCTGGTCGATGGCTGCTTGCGCGGCCGCCACCTGGGCGTCGGTCTGAGTGGGCGTCTGACCAGCATCCGCGCGCGCCTTGGCCTGTGCCTGCAACTCGGCAAGCTGGGTCTGCGCGGCTTCAGCCTGGGCCTTCCAGTGCTTCTCGCCTTCTCGCGCCTCCACCAGCTTGTCGTAGCTGATGGTGTGCTTTCCGTCCTTCGCCAGAATCACGGCGTTGCCGGCGTTCAACTCGTTCGCGGCGGCGGCCGGCGTTGCTGCCGGTGCTGCTGCGGGAGTGGCGGCCGTTGCTGCCGTGGCACTGTCATTCGCGCCGGTCGTGCCGGCATCGCCTTGGGCCGAACCTGCCGCCGGCACAGGGGCGGCGCCGGGCTGCGCTGCCAGTTCCGACGACGTAGCGCCGGTATCGCCCTGCCCGCTCATCTCCAAGAGTTGAGCGGCCTGCGTGGGGGAAAGGTCGCCGTTCAGCGACTGGATAAACTCGTTTTGTTGGTCGGTAGTGGTCATGCCTGTGTCCCGCCACATATCGCCGTGGCCGCAGGGGTCGTCAGCAATGCGGATTTCTCCGCCCATCGCCTGCGCACGAGTGCGCATTGGCTTGGCCGGAGTGTGCGAATGGCACGCACAAACAGAAAGCCCTACAGGGGTGACCTGCAGGGCTGAGGGACAATGCGGTGTGTAGGCCCTGGCGTCAGCGGGCGCTCAATGCTCACCCGGAAGGTTGTCGTCCGTGCGCGGCGTCTCGATGCCGCGTTGGGCGGTCGGCGCGTCGGTAGGCACCGGCGGGAATGTCGGACTGGTGTTCCGATGCACGGGCGTGGCCTCGCCTGCCTCTTCCGCGGCGTTGGCTTCCTCCGCGGCGCCGGCATCGGCCGGGCCCTGGCCCTGGATGTACGGCGACTTGATATTCATCGTTGCCGTCTGCGTCGCCACCGGGAAGTTCGGGTCGTCGCCCATGGGGTCGGGCCGCTGGTACCCTGCACCCTGCATGACCGCATCCGCGATCGGGGCAATCATCGGCATCTGTGCGATCTGCGCACCGGCCTGCATCGCGCTGAATGCCGCCTGCACCCCGATCTGCACGGACGTCGCATCGATCTGCTTGATTTCGCTGTTGGCCTTGCGCTCCTTCAGCTCGAGTTCGCGCATCTTGATGTCATTGCCTGCCTTGGCCAAGGCATCGGCCACCGCCTTCTTGATTGCCTCCGCCTGCTGCTCGGGCGTGGCCTGCGTCTGCACGCTGCGGATGGCTTCCACCACGTCGCGCTTGAATGGCACGTCCATGAGGCTGACCAAGAACGGCAGCACGGCGGCCTGATATTCCGGCGGCATGCTCTTGACGGCCTCCGACATGGCGTTGAGCTGCTGGCCGCGGTAGCTGTTCGTGCTCGGGACGTCGTCCACGGCCACCTTCAGGCGGGTGCGCTGCAGGTCGTTCGACAGGTAGGCAATGCCGGTATCCGGGTCGACCTCCGGTGCGTTGATCACCACGGTGCGATCTGCCTTGACCGCATCGCCCTCGATGATGACCTCGTGCCGCGCCGTGCCCATGTCGGCGATGATCAGCGACAGCAGCAGCTCGCCGACCAGCGTACGGCCGCCGCGGAAGTTGTCCATGGGGATCGACAGGCTCTGGTTCGACTGCTCGACCTGGGTCTGCTCCTGCACGCCGGACTTAGCCGTGCCCTGCCGCCCCACAAAGCCGCTGGTGATGCTCGAAACCCGCTCGATGGTCTGGCGGTTGTCGTTCAGCATCTGAAAGTGCTGCTCGGTGAGCTGGTAGTCGCGCTTCACCTCGAACTTGGCGCCCTGCTGGGCCATGTGCGCAGCGTCCAGCACGATATCGGCGTCCGGCCGCGCCACCTGCCGGCGCAGTTGTGCGTCGGTCATGGCCACCGCGCCCTTGGTACGCTCAATGCGGGTGACGCTCATGCCCCAGCGCAGCTTGCTGTTGCCGCTGTTCAGGCTGTCCTGCGCGTACTTCATGCCGCGGACAAAGCCATACGGCACACCGGTGTTGTCCTCGCGGAACCCGAAGAATGGGACGTACGGGAAATGGCGGTGGCTGTATGGCGACGGGCCGTCATGCAGTTGATGCGGGCCCAGCCAGTAGGCGCGACGCACCCTGGTGACAGTCGCGTGCTCCACCTGCGCCAGACCGCGCGCCACGGCGACGTTATGCGACAGGTTGTTGTGGTCAAACTCCACCACGCGGCCATCTGGCGTGCGGATGATGGGCACGCGCGCCCAGCGCCGGTGCCAGATTTCCGACACGCACAGTTCCTTGCTGGTCGGGTTGAACCAGCGGTCTTCCTGCATGGTCCACGCGCGCCCCTCGTTCCATGCATTGGCCAGGCCGGTGCTGGTGCCACCGTCCATGCTCAGGGTGCGGTCTGCCCACCACAGCGGGCCATGGGTACCGCACGCCATGATCATTTCGGCGTTGTCCGGGAATACCAGCGCGATACGATCCTTGGTCAGCCAGCGCTGCCGGCGCAGCCACCTGGCCGCCGCCCAGTCGTCGCCGCACTTCATGTCCCAGTGGATCTCGTTGCGGTGGATCGGCGTGCAGCGGTACGGATACTTGAACGGGTCCGACTCCTTGGCCACCTCCACCCAGCCGACGCCGCATCCGATCTGCGGGCGGAACGCCTTACTGCACGCGCTATCGGCCTTGGACTCGCGCTCGGCCTGGTTCAACTTGAAGTTCAGGGCGTCGGCCACGTCCTGTCCGCCGGGCTGGCCGTTCGGCGAGACGCGCCAGTCGCTGCGAATGGTCGCCTCGTAGCCCTGGATTGACAGCAGGGCCGGCCCGATCAGGTCTTCCACCGCCGGGGGAATGCCCAGTTCGGCCATCTTGCGCAGCAGTTCGCCGTCAAGCTGGTTGCCGTCGGCGTAATCCATCTCCTTGTCGGCGGTGCCGCGCCACCGCGGCTGCTCATCGATCTCGCGGTAGATTTCCTGGTACTCGAGCTGCGACAGGGGTTCGGTGCCGGCCGGGATGCGGTTGATGTCTTGCATGGTGGATGTCCTCATAGGCGCCAGTCAGGCGTTTCCGCTTCTACGTAGGTGTTGGATTTCGTGGTGGATTCGAGCAAGCCCAGTTCCTTGGCCTGCGCCCATTGCCGCAGCGCGTCGGCGCCCTCGCTGCAGCCGTTGCTCTTGTCCGGCTGGTCGATGAAGCGGTTGTCCGCGCGGCTGAATTTCTTCCGGTAGCCCTCGACGCGGGTGATGCCCTTGGCGCAGCCGGTCTCATCGAAGTACGCGCCCTTCAGGTGCTTCCGTGTCTGCTGCACGCCGGTGATCAGTTCGGTGATCCGCGGCACGATGATGAAAGTCTCGCCGGGCAGCAGGTCTTCCAGCATCTCTTTCGTCGTGCGGTTGTAGTCGCTCAGGCGCTGGTGATTGGCGTCGTGCGGCAGGTAATGGCGGCCGAACACGTAGCCTCGGTCGCGCAGTTCCTTGACGTAGTGCCGCAGATCCTCGTTGTGCGCCTCGTAGTAGTCGATGAACCGGTCTTCGCTGCGCATCTCCTGGTGGAACCAGACCGCGCAGCCGTCGCTGCGACCGATGTCCCAGAACGTATTGACCGGCAGGTCCAGCCGCGGCACGCGCGTGATGCCGCCGCGCTTGCGCAACGCGATCATGTCCTTGGCGTAGTAGTTGCCCTCGGTGCTGATCTGGAATGCCTCAGCCGGGAAGCTGGGGTATTCCTGCCACATGCGCTCTTCCTTGCCCTTGAAGTCGGCGCGCTTCGTGGCCACGTACCAGGCTCGCTGGTCCGGATCGATGGTGATGGCCTGGCCCATGTCGGCCAATACCTTGGCCTCGACCATGTCGAAGTACTCGTGCTCTTCGCGGGTGATCGCGACGGTGCGGGCGTCCAGGCGGTACTTTGGCTCCTGCCACCAAGCATAGAAGTGGAAGCGGTAGTCCTTCGGCGTCAGCAGCTTGCGGCTGGCGTGGTTCCTCTCGGCCGTCTCGACCATGTCGAAGAACTCGCCCTCCCGGCCCTCTGCCGTCGACTCGATCACCAGGATGCCGTTCGTCGGCACGGACGGGATGGAGCCCGTCATGACCTCCTGCGCCTTGTCCGGGTACTTGGCGCAAATCTTCCCGAACTCGGAGACATGCAGGCGGTGGATCGTGCCGGACCGCATGGACACGGCCACGCGGATGCTGCTGTTGTTGTGGGCAAACAGCAGTTCGGACTGGGAGTCGCGCGCAAGGGGGAAGCGCTCGCGAATCTCTTCGGGCAGGTTGCGGTAGGCGAACTGCACCTTGTCGCGGAAGATCGCCACCGCGGCCTGCAAGTCCTGCGCGATGATGCCGCACCGCTGGTCGGCATTGAACAGGGCGTGATCCAGCCACAGGATACAGATCAGGGTGGTGAAGCCAAGCTGCCGCGCCTTCAGGATCAGGTTGCGGTGCCACAAGCGCTTGATGAAGCGCCGCTGCGCGCGGTTGGGCTTGAACGGCAGGACGAACGACTCGCCCTCGATCACCTGACCATCCGGGCCGACCTCGTCGTCGCCCTTGATCATGATCTTGTACAGGCAGCCGGAGAACAGGCGCCATTCCGGGTCCGCGAGGCAGCGCGCCAGTTCCGCCGCGTCCGTAGGGAGCGGCAGAAGCGGCGTATCGTGCGTCACAGTGCCGGACACTGATCAGTCCTCGCCGTCGGCGGGCACGTTGGGCACCGGTCCAAACGCGCTCGGCGGGGTACCGGCGTGCTCCGGATCGTTCGCCACCGGCATGATGGCGTTGCCGTTGCCCTTGGCAATGGTGTGCAGAAGCGACGTGAGCGGGTCGGTCTTCTGCTCGTTGTCCTTCTCGTAGAGACCCAGGTGCTTGAACAGTTTCTCCATGGCCGCGTCCTTGGAGTGCATCTGGATCTCGATGCCGAACTTGGTCTGCTTAACGCCGGCGAACAAGGATTGCGCGGCGGCAGACAGGTGGCGGGTGTCCATCAGCACGACACGGGCAATTCCGCGGCCGGCGCATTCCGGGCATTCCGGATGGGGCTGGTTGTTCGGGCTGAAGCCAATGCCGCCGGCTTCATCGAAGTGCTCCGGCTTGTCGCGGGTGTCGGCCGCCAGCCATTCGTCATAGGCGCGGTCGCGCTCTGCCCTGGTGCGCTGGAACTGGTGTCCCTCGCCATGGCAGTAGCGGCAGCAGCCAATATGAAGCTGGGTCAGTTCCCGGGCGTCGGCCGTGACTTGGTTCCAGGCTTCACGCAGCACGCGGTCGGCGGTGATCTCGGTGCGTTCCTGCTGGCGCTTCCGGGCTTCTGCGATTTCCGCCTGAATGACAGGTTTTGACAGGTTCTCGGCGCCCTGCTGTCTCGCGGTCTTGGCGCTGTAGCCGGCACGGATCGCTGCCTGGGTGGCATTGTTGTCCACCAGGTATTCGTCAACGAACCGCTGCTGCTTCGGGGTAAGGGATTCCACTGCCGACTCTTGAGCGTGGTCAGTGGCCGGGCGTACAGGAGCCTTGGCAGCTCGCTTCTGGGCTGCCTGGGGCTTCTTCGCATTGGGTGTGGCGCGCTTGGGCGCCTTGGATACTCTGGCCATAGGCGGCCAGTCTTGGGATACAGGGCGGGACCGTCCAGCCCTATAGGGGTATTGGAATTGCCGGGTTCAGGTTGTAGTATTCCGAGCCCGCAGGTCGTCTGGGACGTCGTGCATAACTGGTAGGATTCCCGCGGGCCGGGGATGCCAGCACGGCACTGTGGTCGCCGGCAGCTCCCGGCCATCTACGGTCGCTCGCAAATAGCTTGAAGTGGGCATCTCAAGTCCATTCCACCCAGATGGCGGACGCCCGTGCACGGATCATATTGAGCATGTTGCGGCCGCGGTCTGACTATTTGAAGCTCCCCAGGAGTGGGGCTTCTATCCGCAATGTTGGATAACGCACAGACACTGAGAGCATACGAATTCACAAATTGCGCTCTAGCAGGTCGCCGAAATGTTGCTCCAAACTTGCAGGCTACCGGTGGCGGGAGGATTTATGTGGCTTTGGGAGTTCGAGGACGCGCGCGGGGGCTCGGATGATGACTATGCTCTGATGCAAGACATGCAAGCGCTCCAACGGTGGTATCGAGGAGAGTTTGTCTCGAAAAATTCGACCCGTTCGATGCCGCCGGCATGGGGTTACGGATTTGGTTGGGGCAGCCCCGGATCAGGTAAACGCCCATTAGTGCTGCTCTCAGCCGCAGCGCTTAAAGATCGCGCGCCGTTGTCATCATACGATGACATGTTCGCTGTGCCGGTACCCATCGAGAATTTGCTATCTCCGAATGAACGCGACCGACTAAGACTGCCCAGGACGACAATGCCAGTGCTGGCGATGGTGGTCGAAGCGCCATGGCCAAGTTCGGTTCCAGGTGGATTCTTTGACGCCTTTTCTCCAACGAAGCACCAAATCTGTTGCGCCGAGACTGGCAGAGTGGGAACCATCGGAGTTCAGCTGGGGCGGAGTTTATACAGTTCCAGCTATCTCACCGCAGGGCATATTTTCCCACAAGGGGCCGGCTCACTTGTCGATTATTTCCAGCCCCGCATTCTTTGGAAGAAACGTCAGCCTTTGGGAAGCGTAATGTTCCACAGCGTGCCAAAGGTGTCCGCCGGCTGGGATGTTGCACTGATCCACACATACCCGCCAATTAAGCCACCAAGCATCGTTCAGAGCTTTTCAAAAATGCGAGGCACGCGCCCCCGCGACGGAGAAGAGCTGGTCTACGCAAACGGTGCCACCAGCGGATTTGTCGATCTCGCAGTTCTCATTGGTGGTCTTGAGGAGGTCGCCGGGTGGAACATCAAATGGCGCTGTTGCTGGCTAGTGGGCCCCAGCGGTGTCCTGACAAGTGGCGATTCTGGGGCGGCAGTGTTTATGCAAAACACAGATGAACTTCTTGGGACCTATGTTGGTGCGTCGAAGCTTAATGGTGCTCGACGACCTCATGCGCACTATGTTCAGGATGCTTGGTCGCTCGACCAGCAATTGTTTCGGAAGTACGGCGTGTCGTTGAAATAGCGGAGCGTGCAATGACCACTTGGATTCCTTTAACCATCGTTATCGTTGGTCTTGTGCTGATACTGCTCGGCGCCTACATGTCGCTCGCAGACTGGAACAAGAAACACCGAAGCGAATCTCACTCGGAGTCCCATGGGCTCGACAAGACATTTGAAGGCTTCGCCAAACTGTTAGAAGCTATGAAACATTACCCAATAGGCGCACAAATGATTGTCTTTGGCATCGTGCTTATCATCATCGGCGGCGTATTCGGCGGAGTCGTCGCCCTGAAACCATAGCGAGGATGACTCTTTGCAGGGCGGCCTCAAATCTGAAGTGCAACACCTTGCCAATCGGTAAGGTGTGGTTAATGACAAGCACGACATACCAACAACTAAAACCCGAAGAACGCATGTGCACCGAGATTTGGAAGGCAGAAGATGTCAGCCTGCGAGCCATAGCTCGCAGGCTTGGCCGCGCGCCTTCGACACTGGTGCGTGAGCTTCGCCGCAATACCACCCTCGTGGCGGCCATGGCGCAATGAGTGCGCAGGCCTGGCCTACGCAACGCCTCAAGGCCAGCCCGACGGGGCAGCCCCTGGGGCGCCTCCCCCTTCCTCTCTAGCCAAGCCTAGACTCTATTCACACGTTGTCAGCGGCTTCAGTGCCCAGGCAAGGTAAGCCCATCTGTGCCGGCTGCTGGCTGGGCGGGTTACCGATCATCCCGAATACGCGGCTCAGTTGCCGGCGCATCTCCCGCATCTGCATGGACATCTCGTGGTTGGCGTACGCCGCCTCGTGACCCTGCTGGATGGCAACGAACTGCTGCGCGGCACCGGCCATCGCCTGGCCGACCATGCGCGCCTCCCGCGGCGACAGAATCAGCTTCTGCTCTCCCACCTCCAGCACTGTCGTTCCATCAGGCAGGATGGATGTGTAGACGCTGCGTGCCGGCCGGTGCTGCTCGGCGGGCACGAATACCCCGCGCTGCACCCGGACGATGCGGCCATTGTTCTCCAGATAGGCCAGCCGGTCGTCAATCTGCGTCTTCGTCAGATTGGTGAGGCCCTTCTGGTTGGACAGCGTCTCCCGGGTAACGATCTGCTCCTGAGCGTGCATGTCCTGGATGATCTCCAGCAGGATGTCAGCGCTGGACTTTTCGGTAGTGGCGATCTTCTTCATGGTCTTCCCTCAGTCTGCGGCGTTGATTCCGCTGTTTCGCGGACCCGTCATTCAAAAATTACCCCGTAGGCCGTGGCGGCATGGGCCTCGACCTCATTGATGTAGTGCGCCATCGCGCCGACCGTGATTTCCCCGCGGGCGATGGATGGTTCGGCCAGGATCACCCGCCCATCCGTCAGCCGCATCTCCTTCGGCGGCAGGAACTGGTCCTTCAGGTGCTTGTGCCAGGCGCGTGGTGTGAAGCGCTGCCCGTCGACCACGGCCTGAGCGGCGATCGGCTCGATGACCGCCTTCCAGTAGAACTTGACCTGCTCGTCCAGTCGTTCTTCCCCGTCATCAGCGAGAATGACCCGCAAAGGGCGGCCGTCGCGTGCCATGGTTGGGGCTGCCGCGCGCACGGTGGCCACCACCTCAGCCCAATCCAGCCGGCCTCGCAGCACGATCTCCCGGTAACCCATCAGACCTCGATCCCGGCGAAGCCCATCCGGCGAGTGCCCTCGCGCTTCAGCCGCACGACGTTGCCGGCCCGGATGCGGCGATCGGCCTCATAGATTGCCGTCGCGTGCTGGCGCTTCGTCACCGATGCCAGCAGCTCTTCGTAAAGCTCCATTGCCTCATTGATCTTTGGGAGATCGCCGGCGCCCAGCCGCAGCACACCCAGCGCCTTGCAGCGCTCGCCCACGGCGATCATCGCGTTCTGCGCGGCGTAGATCACGCCCAACCCAACTTCACGGTTGCGGGCGGTCTCGCTCAGCACCTGCGAGCAGTTCAGCGCGTTCACGATGGTGTGCCAGTCGTCCTTTGTCGCCTCTCCGCGGGCCAGCGCCTGGACGGACCAGTGCGCCGCGCCAAGAATCGTCTCGCGGTCGCCCTGCGCCAGCGGCTCGTCGCTGTTGAACAGCAGCGCCGCGATGTTCGTGCGGACCATGCGCGGGCGGTATGGCTTGTCGCGCTTTTTCTTGGTGGCCATGCTCAAAATTCCTCGCGTTTCCAACCGCCGCCCAGCTTTTGCGACAGCTTCGTTGCCTTGATCATGCGGAAGTACGGCAGCACCTCAGCGCACAACTTGATCTTCATCTGCCCGTGCTGGGTCACGAATCCGCCCTTCGTCTCGTGGATGGCCAGACGCATGTCGGCGTGCAGCACCAGAAAATCGACCTCGTAGAACGTGTTGTCGGCCAGGCGTACCCGCATGGGGTGAAACTTCCAGTCGATGACCCGCCCTTGGCGCGTCTCTTCGTCCAGCAGGACGGAGTAGGCGCGCTCGGTCTTGTTCATCTGGTCCTTGGGCAGGCGGCCCAGCGCGTGGAAGCGCGCCATCGGGTCTACCTTGGCCGCTGGAGCCGCCGGCTTCGGCACGCGCGCCTGGTGCGCGGCAAGCTGCTCGGGGGACCATCGGAGCATCTTGGTCATGCCCTCTTCCCCTTGATCCACTCGCGGCGCTGCGCCGCCTTCTCTTCGCCGACCGGCTCGTGCTTCTGGCACGCCGGCGCCTCGCCACTGATCCAGCGCATGGCCAGGGCCTCATTCAGGCACCGGCCCATGCCGACGCGCGCATGGGCGCGATCGCTGGCGGTAAGGTGCGCCTCCCCTTCCCCGGTGCGCGGCTTCATGGTGAAGCGGTCACAGGTGATGCACTGGCTCATGCTTCGTTCCCTCCGTTGGGATAGAAAGCGGTTATCAGGCGCTCGGTCATGGCCTCGTCCCGCGCGAACTCGTTCAGCAGTGCCTGGCGCCACGGACCCTCCCCGGCCTTGCGGCACACGCGGATCTTGAGCGTCAGGAAAATCTCGCCCTCCTGCTGCTTCAGGCCCAGCTCGGCGGCCTTGGCCTCGATACCTGCGGTGGTCAGCCACCACTCGGCTGCCGTGGAGGACTTGCCAGCGGCCGCTGCGCTGCCACCGGCATTGGCCCGTTCGCGCTCAACCCACGATGCTTTGAACCCAGCCCAGTTCGAGTCGACCGAGTACTTGACGGCCTCGGCGGCAGTCATGCCCACCTTCGCGGCCTCGGCCTTGACGGTGTCCCACGCGGTCGGCGTCAGCGGCAGGCGCTTGGCCTTGCGCAGCGTCAGCCAATCACGCGCCACCTTTTTGTCGACGCCATCGGCAACCAGGTGCTTGGCCGTCAATGCGGCCGGATCGGCGTCGTCGCCCTTGGGCGACCCTTTACGGTTACCTGATGGTTCACATGGTGGTTCTTTACGGTTTGGGTGCACCTCCTGCGGGGGTTGGTGCATCTGCTGCGGGGGTTGTGGTGCATCTGCTGCGGGGGTGGGTGCATTTGCTGCGGGGTGCATCTCGTGCGGGGTGCATTTGCTGCGGGGTGCATCTCCTGCGGGGGTGTCGGTGTAATTTCCCGGCGTGAGAACGTAATTGGTGCTGCGGCCATTCACACGCTCGGCACGCAGCAGGCCGTTCTGCTCCAGCCACTTGATTGCGTTCTGCACGGCACGCTCGGAAAAGCACGTCCGCATGGCGATCGTGTCGATGGACGGCCAGCACACGCCTTGGTCGTTCGCGTTGTCCGCAAGGGACATCAGCACCGACTTTGGCGTGGGCGGCATTTGCAGCGACCAGCACTGGGACATGATCAGCGTGCTCAAACGCTCCCTCCACGCTTCCCCTGGCCGGCCAGCTTCACGGCGCGCACCGGCACCCAACGGGCGTAGGCGTCGTCCCAATAGTCGCGGCGCTCGTCCTTTGTCAGCCAGTTGCCTTGATCGATCGCGTGATGACACCAGGCACAGCCCGGCACCGTCTTCTCGTCGTCTGCCTTGATCAGCATGCCTTTGCCGTGCTTCTGCTGGTTGCTGTGGCAGTCGACAACACTGGCAAGGTCGTGAGACGGCGCGCCGGGGATCAGCAGATAGCAGGGCTCGCCTCGGCAGGCCAACGCATAGCGGCGCTGGGCCATCGGCCGGCGTTTCGGGCGGCTCTTCTTCATCGGCGTACGTGCGAGCTGGCTGTCACCAGGCTTCAACCCGCACGTACGCTGCAAAGGCGCCGTCTGCCGTAGCGGAGTGCTGCGCTTCATTGGCGCACGGCGCGTCAGCACTGGGGCACCCCCACAAAGGACCGCGGCTTGGGTGCGTTCCGGCGTGCGACGACGTAGGCCTGGCTCCATTCCTTGGCCGCCTCGGTATCCGCCGGATACGGGTTGCGGTTGATACCGTCGCGGGCGGCGAGCTTGGCCTCTTCGCGGATCGAATGGCGCGATTTGATCTGGTACATGGTGCGCTCCGGGCCCGATCAGTCGCGAAGCTGCTGATTGGGTTCGAATCTCGCACCATTCCCGCGCGCGACATTTCGCCGTTGTTCGGCTAACTTTTCCATGTCGTCCGGAAACGCCCAGTGGCAGATGATTTCGCGCACGAGTTCGGCACGCGTCATGCCGGCTTCGCGAGCCTTCTGAGTCAGGTGCTCGCCGACGATCTCAGGCAGATCGGTTTTCACCGGGTCGGTCAGCTTACCCAACGGATGGTTGTAGGCAGAGCGGGACATGTCGATGCTTTCCATGTTCACTTTCATGCGCGACGTCTGTTGCTGGTTATAAGGAGCCCCGCGCGGCTAAGCGCGTCGGGGAAAGCCGCCACGGGTGTCCGGAAGGCGGCCGGGGTACTCGAAAGAATGGAAATACCGGTCTGTAGAGAGGGAGGCGGAACAATGGCGACAGGCGAAGCGGCAAGCATCACAGCGAATCCGCTGTCCGAACACGATCTGGAGCACCGAAGCGTGCGGCTGCAACTGTTCGTCCTGCGACAGCTCGTGCTCCGGCTGTACGCCGACGTGCATGGCGAAGCAGCCCGCGGCATCGTCAAGAGCAACCTGGCGCTGATTCAGGAGGCCAGCACCGATGTCACGCGACACCCTGCGGAGCAGGCCATGCTTCTCGAAGAGACCGCGGAAGTTCTGGCGGACTTTCAGGAGCATGTGGATCTGATCCACGCGGGCGCGCTGTGAAGGCGGCTCGCTCGAGCCTCCCTGCCCTGCTCGGTGCCGGCCACACATGGCGCGCCGCGCTGAAATTGGCAACAGCCCGACAATCGGCCCGGCCGTCGAAGCCACTGCGATCGGTTGTATTTGACGTTGAGGCATTCGGGAGTCGGACGCCAGGAATAGAAAGCCCATGCGCGAAGACGCATGGGGAAAACCGCCTGCGGGTCATTCAAGCGGTCGGGTAACGTGGGGCGTTGGCACGATCATGCTGCTGCCTTCGCACCGCCTCGCCGGACGAAAGCCCAGTCAACCTTGTCGTTCAACTCTTCGCAGGTCACTGCGCAATCCGTCAGTTGTTCGATCGCTGGGCAATGCTCCGCAGGAACTTGGCGGCCTTGGTAAGTCCATTGATGCACGGCCCCTTTTGTGACGCCCAAAAGCTTGGCCAACGCTCCATAGCCCCCTACAAATGCCGCCGCACGCTTAACTGGGTGATCGATCATGTTGGAAAGTCAGTCCGAATTTTCGACCAAGTATAGACCCCCTAGACATTTAGGTAAAGAATTTGTAGACCTTTGTCGTCTAGATCATCTGTACTATCGCGCGATGGAAATGAAGTCTTGGATCCGTCTCGCACGCAAGAAGGCTGGCCTCACGCAGGAACAGCTAGCGGACAAGCTCGGCCTTACGAAAGGCAACATTTCGGCTTGGGAGAATGGCCGGCATGAGGCCAGCTTCAGCCAGCTCACTGCGATCGCAGAATTAAGCGGTCTGCCTATTGGCCAGGACGCCGCGGAGACAACGCTTGCAGCTGGCACCATGATGTCGTGGCAAAAGGAAGATGCCGCGCGTTTGAGCGAGCTATTCGCCCAGCACAGCGGTCGGCTCAGCGTCGACGAATTCGGCCGCAGATATGGCATCGGGTCGAAGATCACGCAATTTTTGGCTGGTCGAATACCACTGACGATGGAGGCGGCGATGGGCTTCGCCCGCGGCCTCGGTATAGATCTGGACGCTATCAGCCCGCGCCTTGGCGCAGAACAGCGACGCCCCGCATCCGACGCCAATACCGTAGTCCGTCAGCAGCCTGGCGCCAAAGACGGCAACACGCCCGCCGACCGCCTTCAATATGTGATGGCAGAGCAGCATCTGGACATCGCAAGTGTGGCGAAGCTGCTGGGTGTCGAGGCCGCAGTAGTTCGCTCATGGCTCGAACCGAATGCCCCAAAGCTTGGGCTACATCACGCGGTCAAGCTACAGGAGGCCTACAGCTACAGCCCGAAGTGGCTGATCAATGGCCAAGGGGAGCGGAAGCTCAGCGGTGCGATTGAGCCCGAGCTGGATGAGCCCACCCTTCCGTTTGATACGTTCCAAATTCCTGACGACGCCTTCAGGAAGATCCCTGTCAGAGGCATGGCACAGTTAGGCGACAACGGACATTTCGTGGACGTCGAGTACCCCGTGGGGCACGGCGATGGCTACGTCTTCTTCCCCACCAAGGACCCGGACGCTTACGCTCTGCGGTGCAATGGCGAATCGATGCGGCCGCGCGTGAAGCACAACGAATTCGTGGTGGTCGAGCCCAATACCCAAATCCAGAACGGCGACGAGGTTCTGGTGAAGTCAATGGACGGCCGTGTCATGGTGAAGGAGCTGGCCTATGTCCGCGACGGCATCGTGCATTTGTCATCGGTGAACGAGCGCCACGGCATGCTACGGATCCCACAGGACCAGATCGAGCGGATGCATTTCGTGGGTGGAATCGTCAAGCGTTCGGCTTGGCGGCCTGACTGACAGAAGAAGGGAAAAAATGGCATTAATCGAGTGCAGCGAATGCGGGAATCAAGTAAGTGACAGGGCGAGCGCCTGCCCCAAGTGCGGCAATCCAATTGCGCCAACTGCCGTCTCAGCCGCACCACCTATAGCGGCACGCCCTGGGACTGCGGTACCGCCAAAGAAGAAGTCCAGCTTCCTTGGGAAACTCGGTAAATGGATCGGAATTGCGGTCGCAGGCTTTATAGCTCTGTCCGTTTACATCGGCAGCCAATCGCCTTCGCAGCCACGGCCGTCCCCAGGTTACAGCGCACCCTCGACCGAACCACCGCCGCCAGCGACCGAAAGCCAAGTTGCCCCTATTTCAGTCCAGGCCACGGAACTCTATGCTGCCTACGATGCAAATGAAGTCGCTGCGGACAAACAGTACAAGGGTGTTCGGATGAACGTCACGGGCACCGTTGTCGAGATCAGCAAAGACTTTATGGACGACCCATACGTTCAGCTTTATGGAAAAAACCAATACGCCACGTTGCACGTTTCGTTCTCGAAATCTCGCCTCGACGAACTGGCAAAGCTGAAAAAGGGCGACAACATCACCGTATCCGGCTGCGTCGGGAAGGGAAAGATCGTCACAAGTCCAGTTGTCGATTGTCGCTGACACTCATCTCCAATCCAAGCACGACGAGCCCGCCACCAAGCGGGCTTTTTTTTACCTACTGCGGCCTCTTTTTCAGCGCCGCCATCACCCGCTCGTTCAGTCCTACGCGGTAGAGCGTAGCCCCCACCCGCTCGAGTAGCACCCTCTCTTTCCCCTCGATCGCCGGATCGGTCAACAACACCGCCAAGCCGGCGATCGCGTCGTCAATTTCCAGTTCCACCTCGTCGTCCAGCGCCACGCGCTCGAACTCGTGGATCGCGTCATCAGGTCCCATTTTGTTTCCCAGTTGCAACACGTAGCCAAGTCTAGCCGAGTTCTCAGAGACCACTTCCGCAGAGTTCAACGTATAGAAGTAAATTTATGTATAGCTTTTCTTGACTATAAACGTCTAGTCTTTCTATACTTCTCTCCATCAACTCTCCGCTGGAGCGAAGCATGTCACCGCAAGAGATCGTTAGCAGGATCGCGCCAGAAGCGCGCACCCAAGCCCTGATCACCTTCCTGAGCATCTGCGACGGTCAGCCGATCGGCCAGCCGCAGCAGCTCGCGCTCTACAACTCGCTGCGCGCAGAACTGCTGGCGCAGGCTGGCGTTCGCCCGTCCGCACCGATCCGCGAGAGCCACCGCCCGAGTGGCACCGGTGGCGTACATACCCTGCGCTGCACTGATCTGGAGGTGCTGAACGAGCGCGCCCACGTTCTAGTGGCCAAGATTGACACGCATCGCAGCCCGACGATCGGCCAGTTGCGCTTCAATCCGGCGCGGGGTGAGCACGTCCTCGAAGTTCGCTACTACGGGGTGTGAGCGCCATGGCGAAGCAACTCACACACCAACAAGTCTCGGCCCTGCCGCTCCGCCAACAGGCCTTGGCCACAGAAGCGCGCCGCAACAGTGCGCGCCTGCGGGAAATCAATCAGATGGCCGCGTCGCTGGCGCTGCTCGAAGCGCTGCAGCCCAAGATCAAGGCGGCCGGCCACACCCTCTACGCAGACTGCATCTCGCCGGCGTACGGCAAGAGGCAGACGCTCCGAATTACCACGCACTTCACGTCTGCCGAGGTGACTCTCGCCAAGGCGCTGCTGACAGTCGGTTTCGCGATCGTGGAGCGCGACGACGGCGCTCTCCGCACGGTCCTGTTCAAGAAGGGGCGACTGGGCATTCAGGTGTTCATGTCGGAAGAAAACCTGGCGCGCGCCGAACAGGCATTCGCGGATGCATCCACGCCCGCCACCACCGGGGCGCCGGCATGACCACCACCGTAACCATCCACCTCAACGGCACCGAGCTGAAGGTAACCGGCACGTACCACCGCGCCTATGCCGCCACGCTCGAGCAGCCAGGTGAAGAAGAGTCGTTCAGCGTCCACACCATCACTGACAGCGGCATCGACGTCACGGATCTGCACGACGTCGAAGACGACGAGATCACCGGCTTGGCGCTCGAGGCCTACCACAGCCTGCAGGCCTACTACGAAGAAGAAGCCGCCGACGCCGCCCGCGACGACCGCCTCATGGAGAAGTGGGCATGAACGTCTGGGAATTCATCTACGAATTCGAGCGCCGCCATCCGTGGTGGTTCGGTGTCCTGATCACGCTGGCCATCGTCCTGCTCTACGCCGCTGTCGATGACAGCGCCTCGCTGTTCATCCATCCGTAGGAGCCCGCCATGCCGTCGCTTCGCAAGTTCCGAGTGGTCATCGACAACAAGACCGAATACATCGCCGTCGCTCAGTGCAGCGTCGACGTCGTCATCCAGGCGCTGGAGAAAGGCGCCACCAAGATCAAAGTCACGTCCATCTGAAGGGCATCGAGCATCATGGAAACACCTGAAACCGAAGTTCTGGACGCCGTCGAGACCAGCTCCGTCGCGGTCCTGAAGTACGACGCGATCGAAGCCGGCCTGGCCGACCTGCGCAACGCCAGCAAAGAAGCCTTCGACGTCACCACGAAGGAAGGCAACAAGGCCGCGCGCGAGTTCGTGCAGCGCTGCGTCAGCACCCGCACCGCGGCACAGGAGGCCTACACGAACTGGAACCGCCCGGTCATGGCCATCCAGAAGCAGGCCCGGGAGAAGCGCGATTACATCATCGGCGAGGTCGAAAAGGTGGAGACGCCTGTCTACGACCAGATCAAGGCCGACGAGCGTCGCAAGGAAGAAGAGCGCATCGCCAAGGCCAAGGCAGAAGCCGCCCGCGTCAGTGCTCATCAGGCATGCCTGAATGCGATCGCCATGCTGCCGCGCGACTACTTGTCGGCACCGTCCGCAGACGTGGCCGCCGCAATTCACGACTTGGCATCCCCGGAATACCTAGGCGTGCGCGACTGGGAGGAATACGCCGACCAGGCCCAAGAAGCCGTCGACACCGCCCTGACCACCCTGCGCGCTCACCTGGAAAACGCCAAGGCGCGCGAGGAACTGGCCGCGATGAAGGCGCAGCAGGAGGCCGAAGCCGCTGCTCGCCGCGCCGAAGAGGAAGCGGCCGCCGCCGAGCGCCGGCGCGTCGACGCCATCAAGGACCGTATCCGCGCGATCGAGATGGCCCCGAACACCTGCATCGGCCTGGGCGTGAAGCAGATTCAGCAGCGAATCGACGCGCTGGCCCGGGAGGCCGCTGACGACTTCGCCGAGTTTCAGGCCGATGCCGGCGCCGCGATCGAAGCCGCGCTGGGCAACCTGAACACCATGCTGGACGCGGCGCGCGATGCTGAAGACCTTGTTCAACTCCGCGCCGACAAGGCCCGCCGCGAACAGGAAGCCGCGGCGGAGGCCGCCCGAAAGGAGCGCGAAGAGCGAGAAGCCAAAGAAGCCGCGGAGCGCGCTGAACGCGAGGCCGAAGAACGCCGCCAGGCTGAAGCCCGCGCTGCGGAGGAAAAGCGCCAGCGCGATGAAGCCGAGGCCCGCCGCCGCGAACAGGCTGCTGCCGAAGCTGCCGCCGCGCGCGTGCGCGCACAGGCCGGCACCCTGCTCGCCCTGCTCACCGAAGCCCGCGCACACGTGCCGGCCGGCGATCTCGCCGACCGCATCGACGCCGCCATCGCAACTGCTCGCGGGGAATAAACATCATGGAAATCTCAAAAGAAGCCCTCGATGCCATCCGCACCACTGCGGCCGCGATGGACACGAATCTCCACCCCGGCCCGATCGGCCACATGGGAGTGTTCTTTGCCGCCCTCGCCAAGGCACAAGGCGCCTTCGAGCCGGTCATCACGAACAAGACCGCATACGTGAAGAGTGACAAAGGTAACTACCAGTTTGGCTACGCCAGCCTGGCGGAAATGCGCTCGAAGACGACACCGCACCTGTCCGCAAACTCCATCTGCCTGACTCAACTGGTTACCGAGACCGAGAATGTGACCGGCATTCGAACGATCCTCGGCCACGAATCGGGATCGATGATGGAAGGCACGCTGCGAATCCACCGCGCCGACTACAAGAACGTGAAGGACTTCGGCGCAGCGATCACCTACCTGCGCCGCTACGTTGTTGGGGCAATGCTTGGCATCGCCGCCGATGAGGACATCGAGAACGACGAAAGCGAGGACGATCGTCCAGGCCCCATCAATGCGGAGGTGCACCCTGGCATGCGCGACGCCACCAGCATCGGCGCACTGAGCAAGGTCATGAACGGCCTGAGCAAAGAGGACCGTGTCAAGTACAACGACTACTACAACCAGCGGACCCAAGAACTGCGGGAGGCATCGTGATCACGCCAGCCCAATGCGGTGAAAAGGCCGAAGCCATCCTTGGCACGTATGTGACCGATGTTGGCGCCTATGGCGATGCCGACGCGGTGGCGAAAGTCCTCGAGCTTCTGATCAGCAAGGCAGCGCTTGGCATCGCCATGACGAGCGGCGAGGACCGCGCGCACAAGGTGCTGATGCGCACGTCGATGAACGTCCAACGCGTGATCGAGGGGAGCCGAGCATGCGCATCGTGACATGCCAGCAAGGCGACGCCACTTGGCACGCGAGCCGCGCTGGCGTGATCACCGCCAGCATGTTCCGTGTCGCTAGGTCTCGCAAAAAGAACGGCGAGCGCACCGACGACGCTCTCAACTACGCCTTCCGCCTGGCTATCGAGCGTATCAGCGGCTCGCCGCTGGATGGCGGCTTCGAGACGTGGCAGATGCGTCGCGGCCAAGAACTCGAGGCTGACGCCCGCATCGCGCATCAGGCCGATATCGGGGAGTTCGTGCAACCAGTCGGAATGGTGCTGTCCGACGACGGCAACTTTGGAGCGAGCGCCGACGGCTGGATTCGCGATGACGGCGGTGCCGAGTACAAGTGCCTCATTGCGCCGGACGAACTGCGCACCGTGCTGATCGACCACGACCTGAAGAAGTTCGATGACCAGGTGTACGGAAACCTGTGGCTGTCGGGCCGCGCCTGGTGGGATTTCGGTTTGTACTGCCCCGCCCTCAAGGCGATCGGCAAGGACTTCTTCCGCTGGCGCATCAAACGGGACGACGACTACATCGACGCGATGGTCGAAGACCTTCTGGAATTTGACCAGCTCGTAGAGAGCAACGTGGCCGAGCTGCGCAAGCTGGCCGCCTGACATACCAATCAAGGATCTTCCAAATGTGGTTCAAGAATCTCCAGATTCATCGTTTCTCCGCACCGTGGACGCTCTCCGCCGAGGACGTTGAAGCCTGCCTGGCCAAGCACGCGTTCTACCCCGGTACCAGCCTCGAGATGCAAACGCAGGGCTGGGCGTCGCCTCGCGACAACGGCCAGCTCGTGCACTGCGTCAATCGTCAGATGCTGCTGGTGCTGCGCACGGAAAAGAAGCTGTTGCCGGCCTCCGTGGTCAGCCAGGTCACCAAGGCGCGCGCGACCGAACTCGAAGAACAGCAGGGCTTCAAGCCCGGCCGCAAGCAGCTCAAGGAACTGAAGGAACAGATCACGGAAGAACTGTTGCCGCGCGCCTTCAGTATCCGCCGCGACACTTACGTCTGGATCGACCCAGTCAACGGCTGGCTGGCCATCGATGCTGCAGGCGCGGCCAAGGCCGACGAAGTGCGCGGCATGCTATTTAAGGCCATCGATCCGCTCCCGATGATCAGCCTGCGCGTCCACCTGTCGCCGGTGGCGGCAATGACAGAGTGGCTTGCCACGGATTCCGCCCCAGCCGGCTTCACGGTAGACCAGGACATTCAACTGCAGTCCACGGGCGAGAACAAAGCCACCGTCCGGTACGTTCGCCACCCGCTCGACACGGAAGACATGCGCCGGCACATCGCGGGCGGCAAGCGCACTACTCACCTAGCCATGACGTGGAATGACCGCATTTCCTTTGTTCTGGACGGCAGCCTTGCTATCAAACGAGTTAAGCCCCTTGATGTGTTGAAGGAAACGGCCGTCGTCGGGCAAAGCCAGAGCGCAGACGAACAGTTCGATGGCGATTTTCTGCTGATGGCCGGCGAGGTTGCTGCGATGCTCGCAGACCTTGTGGCCGCCCTAGGCGGGGAGCGCGACGTGGAGCAATCGGGCGACCTGGTTGAGCGCGCCGCGGCCGAGGCGGCCCGTGAAGCGGCGACCGATGGCGAAGATCCGTTGTATGACCAGGCGGTCGATATCGTGGTGAAGAAACGCCGCGCATCGATATCGCTGGTGCAGCGCCACCTGCGCATTGGCTACAACCGAGCGGCAAGACTTCTGGACCATATGGAAACCGCCGGCGTGGTCTCCGCCATGGCCCAGGACGGTTCCCGCTCAATTCTTTTGCAGGGCGCCGCGACGCCATGACATGCCAAACCGCACTGATCGTCGTAGCCCTAGCCGGCGCGATCTTTCTTGCCGTCGGCATCTACGCTCAGTTTCACCTGACGAAGTGGATGGCTAACTACGACACCAAGAACAAGGGGCCGAAGGAATGAACCAAGTGTTAGACACGCGCGGGGCGCCGCTTGCTTTGCCACTACCGTCATTCCTATTGGAGTCCATTAACCACTTCTTTGAGGGTTGCGTGGTTCGCCCTTATAAGGCGGATATTCCCCTGCACATTGCCCGCCATCATCTCCTCGGTTCTGGCAGTCATTTCCGCCACAGCCTGAGGCCCTTGCTCCGTTCGTACCTGTTCAAGCATTCGCCGAAGACCGGGTCTCTCCCATGGGCCGTCCAGGAGGGCTTGCATCGCCCCGCCCATGAAAATGAACTGATCCCGGATTGCGAGAAAAGCCATGACGCCCTGGTGATTACGTACCTCGTGGACCGGATAGGCCGACATGGCACCCACAACACTATCAACAACGGATTGATGAAACTTCATGGAGATGGCGAGACGCGGATTTGCACTCTTGAGAAGAGTGTCGAACTGGTCAGCGTAGGCTACCGCTGCATCCGCAACTGCCAATATAGATTCCAATCGCTCACGTCGGGCAGTTCCCGCCTGAAATCGTACAACCCATACAGAACCGATGATGGCCGCTATGGAGCCAACTGCCTGAACCCAAGCCGCGATCGCCTGCTTTTCCGAGTCATTGCTACCAAGCTTCATGCCGAGAAACACCGCGAAGACACCAACAGCAACAACCAGAACGACGATAAGGGTAGCGCGCGCAGGTTTCATGATCCGTTCCCAGTCTTGTTGGCGGGAATCCTAGCATGACGAAAGAACGCCCCATTCTCTTCAGCGGCGCCATGGTGCGCGCCATCCTCGACGGTCGGAAGACGCAGACACGTCGTATTTTGAAGCCGCAACCCGACATGTCTTTGATCAGGCCCGAATACCAAGACCCGAATCTATGGGAGTTCCGAAAGCGCTTCATGTTCTATGAGGACGGCTGGTCGGGCCACGAACATGCCTTCATACGCAGGGGCGACCCTTCGGATATGCCTGTCTGGCAGCATCGCTCACCCTATGGCGAGTCAGGCGACCGCCTATGGGTGCGCGAGTCGTTCTGGGGTTGCGACGCGCCTGGCTACGGTGACCAGCCATGCGTGGTCTATGACTACGAATGGCACGGCAAGGAATACCATCCTGCCGAAATCAGGCCATGGGCTCGCAAGTTTGGGCGCATCCCGTCAATCCATATGCCGCGTGATTGTTCGCGTATCACGTTGGAGATCACCGGAGTGCGCGTCGAGCGGTTGAACGACTGCTCGGAGGCCGATGCAATCGCGGAGGGTATCGCGCCTGAGTTGGAAGGCTGGACGGACTACAGCAACCCGAGCTGCCAGATGTGCCCGGACCCCGTGGATTCCTACCGGACGCTGTGGGACAGCATCAACGGCGCCGGCGCCTGGGGGGCAAACCCGTGGGTGTGGTTGGTGGAGTTCAGGAGGGCAGAGGCATGACCAGCGCCTCCGCCTCCCATTCCCGAACTACCGCTTCGCCGGCTTCTTCAGCGGCGCCTGGGCCAGATCACTGCCGGCCACCTTCTTCACTGCCGCCGGCGTCTTTGGATCTCTCAGTAGCTTGGACGCCGTTTTTGCTGCTGTCTTTCCCGTCTGCTTCGGATTCGATGCCATGACCTCTCCTAGCTTGTTATCGCCCAAATGGGCAACGAAATCCTAGCATGACTGAAGCAGCACAACGAATCATCGAATTGACCCGCCGCGTATGGGATGTGACATGCAAAGCCGATACCTGACCGCCGATGAGCTGGCAGAGATGATCGACTGCAGCAGGAACAGCTACGCCTGTATGCGGCGGCATCTGGAAAGGAACCGCGTGCCGTTTATCCCCAACTTGCGCGGCTTCCCTCAGGTGGACCGCCGCTACTATGACGCCCGCATGTCCGGAGCGATGCCCGCCTCCGAGGCCGCACCTGCGGATATGGAACCCGATTTTTCTGCGATCTGAACATGATTGGACGACGCCAGCGGCCTGACGGCCTGCCTTTCCGCCTGTACACGCGTGCCGGCAAGTTCAAGACCAGCTACGGCTACAAGCTCGATACTGGGAAGTGGGCATTCCGCCTTTCGGCACCGTCTAACGCCCCGGAAGCAGTGGCCGTAATTCGTGATGAAGCCATCAAGCGCGCCAACGAGTTGAATGGAAATGTCGTGAAGGCGGGGACAGTTGAGGCGCTGTTTGAACGGTATTTTGAATGGCAGGCTGCATTGCCGACTGACAGCGAGCTACGCAAGGCTGCCGGCACGCTGAAAGAAAATGAGCGAGAGTCGAAGAAGCTCAACGGGGTTTTCGGCAAAATGCGCCCTACCGCGATCAAGCCCGTTCACGTCTACAAGTATCTCGCGGAACGAGCGAAGAAAGGCGCACCGGCCAAGGCCAACAAGGAGATCGCCCTACTCTCCGCTGTGCTGGAGTACGGCCGGCGCCAAGGGGATCTGGAAGAGAACCCATGCCGCGGCATCAAGTACAACCCGACGAAGCCCAAGGACCGCGTGGTCACAGACGCTGAGATTGCACTGATGCGGGACGTGGCGCGCCAGCGTGGCGGCAGCTATCACATCATGGCCCTGTGCACCTATACCGCCTTCCTGACCGTCAGCCGGCCCGACGAGATGCGAGGACTGTTGCGGCAGCGCATCCTGCCGGACGGACTGCAGGTGCCGATCGGGAAGCGGAAGGCTGGCCAGGCGCAGCGATGGAAGCTGGTGCACTGGTCGCCCGAGCTACGCGCGGTTATCGACGAAGCCATGGCCCTGCAGCGCACGGCTGGCATGTACGTCTTCGGGAACACTTCGGGGCAGCAGTACAGCCGCAGCGGGTGGACGACGATCTGGACGCGCCTGATGACCTACTGCGAAGCGGAAGCCGCAAGGAAGGAAGTCGCATTCCGCCGCTTCGCCCTGGCGGACATGCGCCCGAGCGCCGTTACCGATCGCATGGAGAAGGGAGACGAGAGGATTGTCGACGCCACCGGCCATAGCGATGGACGCATGGTGGCCAAGGTCTATGACCGTCGCCGAGAGAGGAAGGTGAAAGCCACGAAATGACAACACGTCGTTCTTCGCAGCGCCCAAAACAAAACAGCGCCACTGTGTGCGCTGTTTTATGTCAATGCTATTTGATTACCTTAAGGGACGGGGATTTGCCCTTGCTCGCCTGCCCCATAGTACCTGTAGGCTGTTGTTTCGTCCCACCTTGCACCTTGATGGGTTGGGAAGCAACGAACGGCGGCGGCGGTGCCGGCGGCTGTCCGCCTGCGATTTGTTTGAGGACGTCCGTCGCAAGCTGAGCGCTGGTATCGGCGTGAGTCTTCTTCACGTCTTGGTCACGCTTGTAGTCAGCCAGAGTGCGGTGAGCATGCAAATTGGCAACGATATGCCCGATCTGCATAGACCGGGTGTACAACGGCCCTTTGGGAATCGTGGGCGTTTTCAACCGCGCGTGGAAAAGCTCATGCATGCCATTGCTAGTCGCGCTTGCGATCGAGCCAGGCGAAGCCAGCCCGTCGTGAAACGACAAAGCATCCTGATAGACCGCATAATACGCGCGTGCGCAAACGCATCGCCATTCCGCCTCAGATTTCGCAGTAGCGTGAATCTGCTGCACAACCGCAATGAGATCCCCGGAGTTGACGCTCACGCGCGCACCCCTTCGATCGACAGCAATAGCGCCGGCGGCACAAAGATATCGGCCTCGGCCAGAGCCTCGACGAAGAGCATCTCCAGTCCAAGCGCCTGGGACGGCGTGGCATCCACCTGATAGCAAAGGCGAACGGCGCGCAGTTCATCTGGCACGTCGAAGACTTCCAGTCCGACTTGGCCATAGAACATCAGGCCGTGATCCCGCAGCACCTTACCCATAACATCCATGACGCTTCCGAGACGGTCATCGCTGACGTTCATCTCGCGAAGGAGGTTGGACGCATGGTCAATAGTGTCAACAGGTACGCGATCGAGATTGGTCAAGTTCATTTTGCGGGCCACCGGAATGAAGCTAGACAGCGCTTGAATAGAGCCAGAGGCGATCCCCAGCTCCACAGATCGCGAGAAGTTGCCCGTCATCGGATGGGCGGCCTTCTCAAAATAGTGCTGAGCTTCAGAAATGTAGCCCAGATTGGAAAGCATTGCGCAGGCATCGAATGCAACCCCAGCTTCATTGGCCTCGCGGCCACGCTGCAGCCCCAACGACTCGAAGCTTTCGTCGATCCGGCCACACATGTTGTGCATGTAGCCTTCCATGCGGCATGCTGCCAGCGGAGCGGCGGCGCGCAGTTTTTCTATCTCGTCGAAGATTGCAATGACGTCGTGATCCCCATAGTGCCGGAGCCGACCTTTTTCGACTAGATCCCAGACATGGCGCTCGACGTCAGTTGTGATCGTTTCGGGCGTGATGCTCATGGAGTTGTATGCATCCTATGATTTGCAGTAGCAGGCTACAACAGCATATCGGCCAGCAACATCCCACCTTTAGGGGAAGCGATGCGAAATGCCACAAACTTTCGGATGATGCAGGGGATCTTCCAAAATTGGAAGCGCATCTTCCAAAACTGGGAAAGAGTCAGCGATTGCTAACCGGGAAAGCTAGGAGGGAAATGGGGTGGCTGATGGGACTCGAACCCACGACGACAGGAATCACAATCCTGGACTCTACCAACTGAGCTACAGCCACCGCAGAAATCTTCACTGCCGGCGTTGCCGATCAGCGAAAGACAAGACTATA